CTCTTTTTAGCATATTTACTAGAAAAAGTGTAAACAACGTAAACACTTGTAAACAGGTAAGGGCATGTTTGAGCCTTGATTTATTGGGGGTGTTTACACTGTTTACAAGATTTACAAGCAAAACCACTCAAAAAAAATTTTTTTTATTTTTTCTGGTGAAACTGTAAATAGTGTAAATTTGTAAACATAGGGGGTTGACTTACAATCAGACAACAATTAGATTAATTATATTACTTTTAATTATAACAAGGAGATAAAGATGACAAAGATTACTAAAATAGATCGTGCTACATGTACCAAGTTGCGTGAGCATTTGAATAAAAAACTTTCTGACATGTTTAAAGATGAACTAGGTATTACCTTAGACTTTGGTAATGCTTCTTATAATGAGGACTCAGTTACTTTCAAATGTCGTATTGAGATTGAGGGTGCGAGGAGCGAGAACGAAAAGTCCTTGGATGATATCAAACCTTTTATGTCTCACATTGACTTTGATAAACAAGTTAAGTTGGGTAAGTATTTATTTAAGATTGTTGGTTATAGATCTAGGGCAAGGACAAAGCCTTGGGTATGTCGTAATGAGAATGATGGTTCTGATTATAGTTTATCTCAAAAAGATATTGATACTTATTTTAGGAAAGCATCATGAGGATAGTGCCTTGCAAGAATGGTGTAGGTGAGTGGGAGATTGATCCCACTCACGAGACCTTTGATACTTATGCAGAAGCAGAGGAGCATTTGCGTAAGTTGGAAGACGAGATGTCTTTGGTAAATATTCAAATGGATTTATTTAGATTTTTAGAGGGGAGAAAGTAATGACAAAATTAGATAGTTATAGGAAACATGTTGAACCTTTGATTGGGTTTAGGATTATTGGAGTTGATGTTGAGGAAAGTGACTTTGATCCCTTTACTGTTTTAAAAGTACAAAGAGGAGATGAGAAACTTGATCTTGTAGTTTCTCAAGACCCAGAGGGAAATGGTGGTGGATTTTTATTTATTGAAGGAGAGAAGTGATGCCTAATCATTGTACAAACGAAGTGTATATAAGTTTCAAGGATCGAGGAACGACAGAAAAGTTTCTTGAATTTGTAAAAGGCAAAGACCAAGAGGGAGAGGAGATACCTTTTACGTTCAATGCAATTGTACCATTGCCAAATGGCGAATGGGATTACGATTGGTGTTGTAATAATTGGGGTACGAAATGGGATGCCTACAAGTTTGGTGATAAAGTTACCATTGAGGATGATGATGACAGTTATGTTCGCATGGAATTTTTTACTGCATGGTCCCCACCTCAACCTATCTTAGAAAAGATTAATGAAAAGTTTGGCGATAAGATTGAGTATTGCAGATGGTTTTATCGTGACGAGGCAGACATGTTCTGTGGTTATCTTGACGTAGATGTGGGGATGAATGATGAGTAAAAAGAAAAAATATTATCTTAGAGTTCGAGTAACCTATGAAGATTTTGTTGAGGTGAAAGCTAAAAACATAGTTGAGGCACACACCAAAGCAGAACAATCTGTTTTCGACAGAATGAATGATGGTGTAGATGCGTATACAGACATAGAGGAGTACGATCCAAATGCTTAGACATGTAGATTTATGTTCTGGAATTGGTGGGTTCAGCTTGGGATTTTCTTGGGCTGAACTATCCAAGACCATTATGTTCTGTGACACAGAGAAGTGGTGCAGACAAATACTCGCAAAGAATTTTCCAAATACACCAATAGCTACAGACGTAAAGGAGTTAGCAGATGACCCAGAAAGACTTGTTCCCAACCACGATATCCTCACTGCCGGATACCCATGTCAACCATTCTCAGTCGCAGGACTTAGGAAAGGAGAAGAAGATGACCGCCACATCTGGCCGTACATCTTTAGAATTGTTACATTCAAAAGACCCTCTTGGTGCGTTTTCGAAAACGTTTATGGTCACGTTGCCTTGGGTCTCGACAAAGTGTTATCTGACATGGAAAACCAAGGCTACGCCACAAGGACGTTTATTGTACCAGCTTGTGCCAAAAATGCGCCCCATAGGAGAGACAGACTCTGGATCGTCTGCAAGAATGTGGGCGACTCCTCGAGTGGGGGGCGAGGAGAGTTTCGAGTCAGCGAAGAAAAGGTTGGGGGAACAGAAAGCGAAGAAGCACAATCTATTCGCACAAGTTCAACACGAACAACTATGGGCGACACCCAACACAATGGATCATCTACCACCCAGATCAGAGGAAGCAACGAGGAAGATGCAAGAGGGTCACAGAAAGGGGAGATCCAAGCCAAGCAATTTGAGGGAGCAAGTGGACGAGGAGACCATGAAACTATGGCCTACACCAAATGCTTGGGATGGGAACAGAGGACCGAGGTCCAAGGAGAATTTGATCGAGAAGAACCATCAGATCAACTTGATTTCAGCAGTGAAGGACGCAGAAGATCCAGAGCCAGTTCACATGTGGCCAACGCCAATGGCGAGGGATTACAAGGGATCGAGGAAACCAGAGGCCCTAAAGAAATCTGGAAGGACTCCAACGAACTCTTTACCGGACATGGTGGAAAATCGAATGGTAGAGTCTACACAGACGAAGGCATCTGGTTCGCTGAACCCAATGTGGGTCGAGTGGCTAATGGGATACCCAAAAGGGTGGACAGACTTAAAGGACTAGGCAATGCAATCGTTCCACAAATTGCCATGCAAATAGGATTAGCTATAAAAAAGGAGATTGACAGTGGCAGTAAAGCGAGGATTTAAAAAAACGGGTGTCAAATGGAGAGGAGGCAACTTCCAAAAGAAGTTAGGAAAAGGTAAACTTGACAAAAAAACTTATGATGACAGAGCTTTTACTTCTGGCTTGGTGGGAGATTATACTTCCACCAACTTTACCCCAACCACTCCTTCTCAAAGGTTTAAAAATTCAACTGATGAGAAGATTAGATTTACTTCTGCTGCCCTATCTTTTTTTGAATTTGATAACAGAACTCCAATGCTATTCAAGGATGGAGATAAAAGTGTTTTTGATATGTACTTTCAAACCATTGTAAACAATGCGTCAAAGTCTCTTGGTTATTTAAGGAGGCATGGCATAGATAACCCTAGAGAAATGAAACAAGTATTGATGAAAGAGAAGATAAAGTTAAGGCACAGTAAGAAGTTTGCAGCTAACAATAATTTGATGGATTGGGTATACGAAACCAAAATACTAGGCAAAGACTGGCAAGATCAATTAGAACATGATGACTTTACTATAAAGGGTACTAAGAACACTCCTATTTTTCCAAATGAGATAGATGATATGTTACCATGTTTTGATAACTTGTTTATTGAATTTTGTAATGACCCCATACTCTGTAGAAAAACACAAACTAAAATTTATCCTAAAGTTGGGTTTCATATTTTTCCTAAAAAGAACGCAGAATTAGTCTACAATTTTAGAAGAATTTATTTTGATAAAGAAGGGTTTGAATACCAGCTACCTATCATTATTCAAGTTGATTTTTTAGGTAAACCGGGGAAGCAAGTTTGGTCGAAGAAAGATGACTTCTATAAATACGTTGTGAACAAAGAGTTAATTGATAACTTTTGGGATCAACCAGGAGTAGAGGAAAAAATGAAAGAGTATGAAGAGATTTACGCAAAGGATGTGAAGAATTGTCTCTCATTATTACAAACTCTTAACTACGATTGGATAGCTCCCAACAAAGTCATAGAAAGTGAAGGGAGTAAACAACATTTTATACACCCACCAAAGGGAGATACGTTTGAAATTGTAGAGATAGACTTACCAAAAGAGAAGGGATATCAGATTAAAGATCAAATTTTTGGTGGAACTGGCATAGCTAAAAGAAGACATGAAGTTCGAGGACACATAAGAGTTTTAAAAGATGGTAGAAAAGTTTGGGTGAAGCCACATGAGAGAGGAAACTTATCTATGGGTAGAGTACACAAAGAATACGTATTAAATAAAAAAGGAGCTTGAACGTGAGTAAAAAAATGCAAGAGGAATTTGGTATACATAAATTTTATGATAAGAAAAAAGAACACGCAAATAGGTGGGCGAACCAACATAGATGGAGAAATGGTGGTAAACATATACCAGAGGCACTTAGAACTTTTTTAAAAGGAGCAAATAAAAATGGCAAAACCAAGTCTAGGTGAGGAGTATGCTTTGAAACATCTTAGGAGCGAGGTGGATAAGTATCAAACGGATTGGCTCAGAGATAAAGATCCAAATGCAGAGAGTAAACTGGCAATAGCCACAGAAGAATTAAAAGAATACATAAATAATCTTAGAAAGAAAGGAATAGATATATGAATGAAGAAAAAACAAAACAAATACTTGTAGAGTATTTGACGGATAGTGGTAGTGCATTTGCAATTACTGAACAAGGAGACCAAGTCTTTCTATCAGAACGACTCGTAACTCGCATGGATGTGCAGCCGGGAGATATCTTTGATGCACATGTCTTGCTAAACTATGCAGACAAGAGAGACATGATCAAGTATCGAGCCATGAGAGTAAAAGCTGCTACTAATATTGCACCTATATTTCAGGATGCTTGACTCCTATAAACAAGTTATTTATAACAAAACTACAACTAGTAGGTGTCACAGTTAGTTTTATTCTTTTTTAAATAAATAAAATATACAAAAAAAGAAAAAAGTGGTGTGACAGTTTTAAAAGGAGATTGAAATGAAAAAGGACGAAAAAAAAGAACAACCATTTAGGAATGTGGCTTTGCTCCCGGATGATCACGAAAAGTTAAAAGAACTTGCAGACTTGGATCAAAGAACTATGACAAGACAACTATCTGTAATCATCCGCAGAGAATATCACGATTTAAAGTTTAGAAAAAATGTTTGAAGGAGCGGTTATAGGAAAACAAGTAGTCTTGTATAGTATGTTGATGGTGTTTAATTTTGAGACTGAAGCAGACTGTGAAGCTGCTTCAAAAATTGCTCACAAAGATGCTTATGTAGAGGGTGGATGTTGGAAGTCTTTTAAATATGTTCACGAACCAATACCGGGGAGACCGGATGAATTATGGAGATCAGTTAGTGGGGGCAGAGAGTAATGTTATGTAATAGATGTGGACATGAAGGAGACCCTTTATACGTTCATGGTCACACACAATGTGAAATGTGCAGACAAATCATAGATGATTGTTGTCAAGGAGAGCAATGCTATAACCCTTGGAATATAAAATCTGATACAAGTTTGTATGAAATAGTAAAAGACAAGAATCAAAAAGGATGATATGCTTGGATACATGTTCACATTTCCCTCCGAACAATCCCCTCGTTTGCCCGTGGGGATTTAACTAGGGAAGGTTCTCTCCATGACCTTCCCTTTTTTTATTCTAAAAACATTAACGCTAACGCCGTTAACGTGATTTAAGTTCGTTAGGCTTACCCTTCTTACCTTTTAATAATCTTTCTGGCTCTTTCGAGTAGCCACGTATTTGTGTAACGTTGTTACGTTTCATATATTTTAAAAAGGTTTTAGCTATTTCTGGAGACAATCCACTTATTTCTGTTATCGCGGCAGAAGCATTTGTTAGATTGGTCCAACCTTTTTTATAATCACAAACTGCTTCTATAAATTGCTCTTGGGTTTTAGACTTAGCCATTGCCTTGCTTCCTCTCCTAATACTTTTGCACTTAAATTAATTTTATTACGAAGTGATTTTACAATCTGTTCATCTATCGTTCCCTCTGAAATTAGATCAATATAAGTTACAGAATTTTTCTGACCTATTCTATGACACCTATCTTCTGATTGCATCCTTGTATCTAAATTAAAATCATTTGCATAATAAATGACAAGGTTAGCTTGTGTCAAAGTTAATCCATATCCAGCAGTAGCAGGATTACCTATAAAAAATCTTAAAGGATGATTTGGGTTTTGAAAGTTCTCAATAATTCTTTGTCTCGTTTCATCTGGTGTATCACCAAAGAACGAAGCTGCAGAATTGGGTCCAAACTTTTCATTCAAACGTTTTGTTATCTGTATGATATCGTATCGAAACCTTGACCATATAATAGACTTACCATCATGTTCCTCTAGTATTTCTTCCAAGGCATCCATTCTTTTGGATTGAAAGTAAACCATTTCACCATCATCTGTTTTTAAATGACCAGACATGACTTGTTGGAGCCGTAACATTTGTGTGATGATAGCTGGTGCAGTAACCAGTTCACCTTTATCAAGTAAAACCATAGCTTCATTTTTAAGTTTGGAATACATTCTGGCTTGTTCATCAGTGAGACTAACGTACCTAGCAGTATAAAGTTTTTCCGGTAAATCCAAACAATCTTTTTTGAGTACACGATAAGAGTACAAATCAAGAAGCGAGGTTAAAGTATCGAGATTTCGGTATCCTACAACTTGTTGAAAGGAATGAGATCCCATAGATCTTCTATTAATAACAGCATACATGCCTTGAAAGCTATAATAGTTTTCATGTCCTAAGAGTCCTGGTCTTAAAAATTCACATTGTTGATAGATATCCAGAGGTGATCTTGTTATTGGAGATCCAGTTAATATTCTTTTGTACTTGAATTTTTCTGAAATATTTACTAAATTTTTTGAGCGTTTGGCCTTGTGGTTTTTGATTGTGGTTGATTCGTCAATAGCTATAAGACCAAAGCTGCCAAGCGCACCACCTAACCAAACTCCAGCCTTCTTACCTTTTATAGTTGAGAAGGCTTCTACATTCATGACGAATATAGTTAGACCGGAAAAGGACTTTTTGATGGATTGTAGTTCTGTTTGTTGTGTTTTATTTGGATTAGCTACCCAACGAATCACTCTATGAGGAACCTCTTGAGACATATGTTCTGGTATCTCTTTGGATACCCAGTTCCGATAGACACCCTTTGGTGCTATGATTAGAGCAAAATTTATTTCACCTTTTAAATACAAAATACCTAGTTCATCTATTAAAACTTTAGACTTCCCGGTTCCCATCTCCATAAAATATCCATACTCTTTTTTACCTTGAGACTTCTGCAAAGCAATCTCTTGGTGCTTATATGGTTTTGTTTTATATTTGTAGTTGACATTCATTATATATCTCCACTATACTCCACATTACGGATGACGAAATGATTTGTCAATCCTTATCTGAAACAAAAACAATGGAGTGTTTAATGAATACAGATACAAAAATATTTGATGACATGTTTGATGTAGCCAGTGCATTAAAAGATGTAAACGTAGAAACTGGTAAAGATCTTAGCTCCTTGGTATCTCAAGTCCAGGACGTGAATGATCAAATTTCAAATATGGAGACAGAGTTGAAACGTTTGAATAAAATTAAATATCAACTTGAGACAGAACGTATACCTGCATTGATGGAAGAAATGGGTCAAACCAGAGGCACGTTTAATGGTGTCGAGGTAAAACTTGTGCAGAAAATTGATGCAAGGATTACGGAAGCAAATAAAGAAGCTGCATTTGCATGGCTCCGAGAGAATGGACATGATGGTATTATTAAGAATGATGTAACCATGTCCTTTTCAAAAGGTGAAGATAATTTAGCTGGTGATGTGATTGGTCTTTTACAAGATAAAGGTTTTGATCCAGTTCAAAAGACTTCAGTTCATGCAAGTACATTAAAAAGTTTCATCAAAGATGGATTAGAGAAAGGCATTTCTTTAGATCTAGATTTGTTGGGAGGTTATGTAAGAAACGTTGCTAGTATAGGGAGGAAAGCATAATGGCAAACGCAGTAGCAAATGCAGTTAAGGACGGAGTAATTTCTACAGAATTAGCTGATGATTTATTTAGTATGGCAGGTGCAGGGGCCGATTTTGCAAGTGATGAAATGCAAATGCCTTTTATTCGTATTGCACAAGCCATGTCACCAGAGATTAAGAAGTCTGATGCTAAGTTTATAGATGGTTGTGGACAAGGTGATATCTTTAATAATCTTACTCAAGAATATTGGGATAAAGGTGTAGAGATCGTGCCTTGCTACGTTCAGACTAAATATACCGAATGGGTATCTCTTGATGATGGTGGTGGATTTGTAGGTGAGATAGATCCCAAAGATTCTGTACTTACACAGACAACAAGAGAAGGAGCAACAGAAACTTTACCAAATGGCAATGAAGTTGTTAAGGCAGATAACTATGTTGTGTTGGTAAAATCTAGTGATGGTTCTTGGACACCAGCTGTTCTTGATATGAAAAGTACAGCACTCAAGGTTAGTCGTAGGTGGAAAACACAGATCAACTTACAGACAATCACTCATCCAAAGACTAATAAGATTGCTCCATGTCCTATCTTTGGTAACATTTGGATGCTTAAAACTGTAGAGGAGACAAATAAACAAAATCAAACTTACTTTAACTATTCTGTTACTAAAGTTGGTTTGATTCAAGATGGTAATCTTTTTAACCAGGCTAAGACTTTGCATGTCTCAAGTGCCAAGGGTGAAGTTAAAACAGATTCACCTGAACAAACACAAACAAAAGTTGATAAGGACAGTGACGAGATTCCATTCTAATGTCACTAGCTCAACAAATGCTTGCCACCTTTGAGGGATCGAAGGTGGCACATGGTACTACCAACGTGGGGAGAATTGGTAGGAATGGCAAGGCCGATGCGGATAGTCGCATTGTGCGTGAGCCATTGACCATTGAGTTATTAAAGGGCCATCTCAATGGTCAAAAGGGGGTAGGTGCTATCCCCATCAATGACAAGAACGAGTGCAAATGGGGGGCCTTGGATGTGGATGTTTATGACCTAGATCATCAAACACTGCAGCAGAAAATACAAAAACTAAAACTACCTCTGGTGCATTGTAGGTCTAAATCCGGGGGAGCGCACTTGTTCTTGTTCTTATCACACTACGAACAAGCGTCTATTGTTAGAGAATATTTATTAGAAATGGCGGTGGCTTTGGGTCATAGTGGATGTGAGATATTTCCAAAGCAAGATAAGATACTGTCAGAACGTGGAGATGTAGGTAACTTTATTAACTTACCTTATTTCAAAGCAGAACTTACACAACGGTATTGCTTTAACAAAAAAGGGGAGGCAATGGAGCTTGATGAGTTTGTAGAGTTCATGCAGAAAAGCAGAATATCTATAGATAAGCTAGAGAAAAGTTCTGTTTCCGGTAAAAGAAAATATTTTACAGATGGCCCACCATGTCTGGAACATTTATTTGCAGATGGTCCAAGTAGCGAGGACCGAAATAAAAAGTTATTTATGTGTGGAGTATACTGTCGATTGAAGACTCCAGATGACTGGGTCAAGGAGTTCGAGACAATGAATCGTCAAATGTTTACAACTCCACTAGATGCCAAAGAAGTGATGAACTTACAGAAATCTTTGGACAAGAAGGAATATTTTTACACGTGTGAACAAGAACCATTCAAGAGTTATTGTGACAAGCAGCTTTGTGTAACAAGAAAGTATGGCGTGGGTGATCAAGGACCAGAGATGCCTGCCATTGGTAGTTTGACTATCTTATTATCAGAACCAAGACTTTATTTTTTAGATGTTGCTGGACAAAGAGTGCAACTATCCACAGAGCAATTGCAAAATCAAACTTTATTTCAACGTGCTTGCATGGAGCAGATACTTGAAATGCCACCTACCATGCGTCCAAACAAGTGGCATCAAACCATATCTCAACTGCTAAAAGATGCAACAAAGCTTGAGGTTCCGGAGGAACTGAAAGTATCTGGTCAGTTTACAGAGCTTCTACGTATTTATTGTACGAACAGAATACGAGCCATACATCCAGAGGAACTTATACATGGTAAGCCTTGGACAGATGAGGGATTAACCATGTTTACTATGTCTGGTCTCGTAGAGTTTTTGAACAATCGTAAGTTCACACATTTCACCAGAGCGCAGATACAAGAACAGTTGAAGAAACTAAATGAGGACAATGATTGCAGTGGACACAAGAGCATACGAAAGGAATCGGGGGATCGAACAACAATAAGAGTATGGTGGGTTCCAGAATTTAAAGGAGAAGAAGTGAAACTAGAAACAGAGGAAATAGGTGATGACGAAATACCCTTCTAAGCTAATGAGGATTGGCGACATAACAGAATGGTTAAACGTATCGGAGTCAGCCATATACAAATGGGTGAAGGAGGAACGTTTTCCAAAACCAATTAAGTTTGGTGATGACAATACAAAAAGAATGTCAGCCAGATGGATTCGAGAGGACGTTGAAAAATGGTTAGAAGAAAAGAGAGCTAGAAGTTTATTCGAATGATAGAGAATAGTAAACTAATACTAGGTCCACCAGGATGTGGTAAAACTTACACTTTGATACAAGAAGTGAAGAATGCTCTTGCTGATGGGATAAGTCCTTCTCGTATTGGAGTGGTTTCATTCACGACCAAAGCCATAAGAGAGTTTATTGATAGGGCATGTGCAGAGTTTAATCTTACAAAGGATGACTTTCCACACTTTAGAACGTTACATGCTACTGGGTTTCATGGACTAGGTTTAGACTCTGCCGATGTAATGGGAAGAGAGGATTACAGAACGTTAAGTAATATGCTTGGTGTGGACTTTGAGGGTGCAGATGCGACATCCCCGGATGAAGGAGTTCTTATTCCTACGATTGGTGGTTCAGGTTCCAAGTATTTACAGATGATAATGAGAGCAACTTACAAAGAAGTACCACTTGATGTTGAGTATAGTAACGCTAGTGATTATACCTTGTACTTTGAAAAATTAGTCCAGATATCTAATCAACTTTTATTATATAAGGGTAACGCTAACAAACTAGATTTTTCTGACATGATAAAGAAGTACATAGAGGATGTAGATCCACCCTATCTTGATCTTTTAATTGTAGATGAGGCACAAGATTTAACTCCTTTGCAGTGGACAATGGTGGAAAAGATGGCAAACAATTCTGATCAAATTATTATTGCTGGTGATGATGATCAGGCAATCCATCGTTGGACAGGCGTAAACGTCCAGAGATTTGCCAATTCCTCTGACAATATAAAAGTACTTAATAAATCTTTTCGCCTACCACGTAGTGTCTGGGCGTTGTCTGAGCGCATATCTAGACGCATACCTAACAGAATAGCTAAAGAGTTTTATCCAAGAGAGGAGGAAGGAAAAGTAGATTGGGTATGGAGAGTTGAAGACCTACCATTAGATCAAGGTTCTTGGACTATCATGGCAAGAACAAATAACTTTGTAAGAGACATGGCAGAAGATTTAAGGTCGTTAGGTTATTTTTATTCCATAAAAGGGAGATCATCTATAAAACAAGAACACTTAGATGTCATGTCTATATGGAAGTATTTACAAAACTACTATGCTTTACCAGTTGATACGATAAAAAGATTTTATAAGTCCGTTCCTAAAATGGGGAAGGATGCAGTTGTGGCTAGAGGTTCTGCATCTTTACTTGATATGTTGGCTCCAGATGCGGATGTTACACATGCAGAACTCGTAAAAGATTTTGGTATGCTTGCCCCTTTGAGTCGAGATGCAAAGGACATAGTCAGACTAAGTGAAGAAGAGAAGTTGTATATAGCAGCTCTTGAAAGAAGAGGAGAGTCTATAGAGGGTATTCCTCGTATCAAACTATCAACCATCCATGCTATGAAAGGAGGGGAGGATGATAACGTTGCCGTTTATTTGGGTTCAACTCAAGCTTGTGCAGAGGGTAAACATCCAGAGGACGAACATAGAGTATTCTACGTAGCAGTTACTCGAGCAAAACAAAACTTATACTTAATAGAATCAGATAAAAAATACAGGTACATAATATGAAAAATAAAAAAAGACGAGTTCAGAAACCATTGTTTCTGTTGAACTATGAATGTCCTTGTGGATACACATGGAAAACTTATTGGGATAAATACTCTAAAGACCAGTGTGTAGAGTGTGGTAGATACATTGATCCAAAGGAGAAGATACAGTGAAAAGAGAAAAAATATTACAAGAGGCAGAAAGATTAATTAATGGTGACAGAGCAAAAGATTATGGTGATGCTTATGTTAATCATAAAAGAATAGCAGATATTTGGTCTGTTGTTTTTGGTCACGAAGTAACTGTAAAACAAGTGTATCTTTGTATGATTGCCTTAAAATTAGCTCGTCTTGTGCATGAGGATAAAGAAGATTCATGGGTTGATATCTGTGGATATGCAGGTTTAGGGGGCGAGTTAGATGGCAAGAGATAGAAAAGACAAAAGCACTATTGATTATTTTCATAGATTAGAGATTGATGTCATAGATAAAGATTGGAATATTCCTTGTGACTATCCAGATCTTTCACAGTATAGACAAGTAGCGGTTGATTTAGAAACGCATGATCCAAGGATCAAGGAACTAGGTCCCGGATGGTGTAGAAAAGATGGTTTTATCGTAGGCATAGCAGTTGCAGCTGGTGATTACTATGGATACTTCCCTATCCGACACAAGAATGGACATAACTTAGATCCTAAAATAACAATGCGTTGGTTTAAAAAACAGATGGAAACTCCAAATGTAGATAAGATTATGCACAATGCTACCTATGATCTGGGTTGGTTACGAGCCGAGGGTATCGAGGTACAAGGAAGAGTCATTGATACTATGGTCACTGGTGCTATCGTAGATGAAAATAGATTTTCTTATAGCTTGGATAATCTAGGAAGAGATTGGATTAACATGCGTAAGGATGAAAAACTATTACGTGCTACTGCAAAAGACTGGGGCATAGATCCAAAGGCAGACATGTGGATACTACCACCAGCAAAGGTAGGTGCTTATGCAGAACAAGATGCTGTTATGACACTAAAACTTTGGGAGCGATTAAAACAAGAGATTGAGAAACAAGATCTATGGAATATCTGGAAGTTAGAAACAAGTCTCATACCCACCATGCTAGATATGAGAACGCATGGAGTTCGTGTTAATTTAGACAAGGCAGATCAAATAGATGTTTCTTTATCTCACAAAGTAAAAGAACTAAAGGAATGGATAAAATTAAAAACTAGTATTGATATCAAACCCTGGGCAAGTGATTCGGTTAGACAAGTTTTTGATAAACTTAATTTAAAATATCCTAAAACAGAAATAGGGTCTCCTTCTTTTACAAAACAATTCTTAGCGAATCACCCACATGAAGTATGTCAAGCAATTGTAAAGGTCAGAGAGTTTGATAAGGCAGGTTCTACTTTTATTAATACAATTAAAACTCATGCACACAAAGGACGCATTCATGCAGAGTTCCACCAGTTAAGAAGTGATGATGGTGGAACTGTGACAGGTAGGTTCTCTTCATCTAATCCTAATCTGCAACAGATACCGGCTAGAGATCCAGAGATCAGAAAGATGATACGTGGTTTGTTTTTACCAGAAGAGGACACCAAGTGGGGATCCTTTGATTATTCTAGTCAGGAACCAAGGCTCTTGGTTCACTTTGCTGCGAGTCTTGGTAAAAGAAAACATGAAATGGTAGATGGTATTGTAGAGGAGTATCATAATGGTGACGTTGATTTACATCAGATGGTTGCAGACTTTGCCGGGATTAGTCGTAAGGAAGCAAAGACAGTAAATCTTGGTATTATGTATGGTATGGGTAAAGGTAAACTAGCGAATCAGTTAGGGGTATCTTTAGAAGAAGCCTCTGACATATTGAACACACACAAGTCTAAAGTTCCTTTTGTAAAAGACTTAGCCGACATAGCATCCAAACAAGCTTTAGACTATGGAGTGATTCGAACTTTGCTAGGTAGACGTTGTCATTTTCATTTATGGGAACCAAAGTCTTTTGGTTATAACAAACCATTATTATATGAAGATGCTATGAAAGAGTATGGTCAACCTCTAAGAAGAGCGTTTACATACAAGGCTTTAAACAAATTGATACAAGGTTCAGCTGCAGATCAAACAAAAAAAGCTATGGCTGATTGTTATAAGGAGGGATTACTACCTATGTTAACAGTGCATGATGAGTTATGCTTCTCAGTACAAGATAAGAATCAAGCTAAAAAAATAAAAGATATTATGGAAAATGGATTAAATGATATACTAAAAGTGCCATCTAAAGTAGATGACGTTCTTGCTAATAATTGGGGAGAGGTAGATTAATGAAATACACAGAACATAGTAAAAAGGTACTTAGTTTAAAGAAGATGCACCCCATGCAACTAGACGCTCTTATGAATCTTATAGGAGTAAGTTTAGCAGTTGCGGCAGCATTAGAAGATGAATCAGCAATAGAAGCAGTAAAAGAATCTGCTGACGATTTAATTCAATTGCTTGGTGGGAATGGTATTAATATAGAAACTAGGCACTAAACTTTACCAAGTCTCTGAGCTATCTCTATGTCTTTAGGATTATAGTTTAGTACAGAGGGAGTTACCGTAGCAGACTGAACGCTTGGTTGAATGTTTGTAGGTGCAACGTTGGGAGTACTAGGTGCAAGATTAGGACTGACAGATGCAATGTTTACATTAGCAGGGGTTGGGATACTTGATTGATCTTCTACTTCAAAGGGTTGATTAAAATTAAATTTAGGAGAGTCTGGTGTAAAAGATTCTCCAAACTTTCTTTTTCTTTGTTCATTAATGTAAGATTGTATTTCTTTTCTTGGAAGTAAGTTAATAGTTTCATTTGACCTCATGTCTTTTAATACAGAGTCACTTGGAAAAGGTAATGGATTATATCTACCTCTCATTAGATCTTTATAGTCACCCACACCTGCATCCTTTAAAATCTTTTTTATTTTGGAGTCTTTAAAACCTAAAGTTCTAAAATCTTCTATGACAGTATAAAATTTATTATAAACTCTAAATCTATCTTCATTAGCTTCTTTAAAAGTTTCTAGTAAATCAGATGTGGTCGTGTTTGGTCTCCTAGCTTCTGTGTTAAACTTACCAGAAGCACTTCTTCTATCACTAGAAAACTCAAATCCTTTATATTTTAACGTTTTATCAAACGTTCCTTCTGATTCGGTAATACCACTAAAAGCTCTAAACAATTCTTCAGTTAAATCTCTTTCTATTCCCCTTGAGTCTTTTTCTGAAATACCTAACTCTTCATTTAAATCTAAAGAATTAATTAAACTTCTAGGAAATCTACCAACTTGAAACTCTCCTCCTCTTACATCTAACGGTACTAAACTTGGAATAATTGCATCTAATATGTGAGCAAAACTTTTTGCAGCTTTGGTTCCCCTATCATCAGTGTCTCTATATACCTTTGCACCAGTTACAGTTTTTCCTCCTCTGCCAACAGCAATATTTGAAAGAATCTTTAATCCTGGTATTTTTGTTTGTGGATCAAGAACATCTCTAACCTTTGCTGCCACAATGCTTTCTTCAGTAAATGGAGCAAAAAATTCATTTAAAGATTCCATGCCTGCTTCAAATGCTATCTCGGATCCACTTTTGCCAAGTTTCTTACCCTCTTCCATTTTGTTTAAAGCAGCTATAACTGTCTTCTCTAGAATATCATAAGGGTTGGAATAACTAAAATTAATATACTTAGGAGTACCATCTTCATTTCTACCTGTTGGTACTAATCTAGCATTCTTTTCCCAATCTGGAACGCCAGATCTTTGCAGTGCTTCCATTTCATCCTCTGTTACGCCAGAAAACTGATGCCCCATTTTTGACAAAGTAGTTGGAAGAACAACTGATGTTGTCAACGCTCCTATTAATCTTCTTAATCCTATTTCCTGTATGGCGGGATTTGCATCTGCTAATTCATCTATTCCTCGACCCACAGTGTTAATACTTGTTCTTACAATTTCATAAGGAAAAGCAATAAAATTACCCACTGGTAGTTTTCTTAAAGACTTAATAAATTCAGGAGCAAGATTGTAATTTGGAACTGTGTTTCTTACAATTCTAGCAGCCTCATCATCTAAAAAATTATCTATTGCTTTTTGATCTACAAAAGGTGAACCTGTTTTTCTTTGTAAAAAAGAAGCCTTTTGATCTGACGACATCTTACCCAAAGCATTTCTAAGTTTGTTTTTTTCAAACTCAAAATTATATATTTTCCAAATATCATCACCACCTTGATATAAGTCCTCTGCTTTTTTACCAATATTTCTAACGAACTTTCCAACGGGATTATCTGTTAGTTTAGATCCAAATTTTCTGGCTGTTGGTAAACCTTCAACCGTTGCATCATCTGTGTATCCAAATCCTTTTGAAATTAAAGATTGAAGTTCCTTCAACTCAGCTTGACTATTAATAACGCCAAGTCTTTGCAACTTTTTTAAATGATCTAAAGAGTCTGGTTTATCCAATATGTTATGTTTAACTAATCTCATGGACTCTAATAAGTTAGATCCACGACCCACGTTTCCTTGCATAGTGGCAAATAAAGCAGCAGTGCTTACGTTTCTTATTTGCGTAATAGGAGACAAAACTGTTTTACCATATTGAGTTGCACCCTTTGCTCGTAAAAATCCAGAGTATAAAGATCTTCCTATATTTCCTGCAAACCCTAAATCACCAATCACATTTCTAGTAAGATCATTATAAACTCTATTAGGAACAGCGTATCCATACAAAGATCCCCAACCAGAAGTCAAAACATCATCTGGAGTTTCCATATCTGCCTTACTAGATCCTCTTGATTTTCCTAAAATAACAAAACCCTCATTTTGAAGTTTTTTTTCAGCGTTAGGACTCATGCCCTCTGTGTTTCTAAACAATTTAGCTATTCCAGGATTTGTTTGTGATAATTTCCTTATCTTTCCAAAGTAATTATCTACTGCTGAAAACTCTGCAAGATCAGCCACCGTTGCCACATAATTTTCTAAAGGATCTTTAATCTCTCCTAACAAAGCTTTTTGAGTCTGTGTTAGGTTTTGTTTTTTTAATAACGCACCGGGGGAAAGTTTTAGTAAAGGAACTTTACCTATGAAATCACCTCCCTTTTTTCTTACATTTTGATACTTAGCTAAAAATGCATTAGTGGCCTCTGTAGCTATATCATCTGTTATAGGTCCCTTAATCTCTATACCCAATAGATCTTCAACTTGTTTTTTGTTACCTTTAAATTCAGCTTTGGCAAGTTCAAATGTTTCATCACTAGGTTTGTAATTTGCGTCTTCAAAAATAGCATAACGTCTGCGGAGGTATTGACCTAAGTTATCTCTAATGGTTTCCTTTAAAGTTTTTTCAGAGTCTTTTACAGGAATCATATCGTTCTTTTTTATAAAATCACTATCCATAATCTTATTACTAAGAAAATCAACTTGATCTCTCATAACTTTTAAATCACCATGTATTTCTTTTGGTAATCTACCAAGTGCTTGTGCTTTTCCAAAACTATCTGTAGTTAAATACTGATCTATACTATTTAACATATCTTTTTTCGTTAGGGGTGTACCCTCTTTTGTAAGCTTAAATCCTTTTGATACTGCATCATCTAAGCTTTTTTGTAATCTTCCTATTATTTGTTTAGCTCCTTTTGCTTCAGACTCTATAAAACCCTCTACCAAGGATCTAGTTTCAGCTATATTTTGTGGAAGAATACCTCTGTATCTTAAAAACGATAAAGTCTCACCTATTGCTTTTTCAAAAACATTTACTTCTTTATCAATGATCTTTTGATCTAAACCCCTCATGTAATCACCCACCTTTTCACTACCTGCTTTAACTGCTCTAGCGGCAGGGGATAATATGGGAGCGGCTATTGGTGCTGTTGCTTTCAAAGCTCCTTTAACCAATAGTGGTGCAGCTATAACTCCTGCTGCTCCCTCGGCTCCTACTTTAAATTTATTAAGTAATCTTCTTTTTGCTTCTTCTTGACCTTGTAGTCCTATGTCATCTTGTGCTGAAGTAGCTTCACCATCATACCAATCAACAACTACATCTGTTAAACTACCTGTATCATCTGTAGCCACAATAGCGTCTGCTGCACCAGCGGCAGCTAGTTTACCCAGTGTAGAAGTAGCAAACCTTGCAGCACCCAATCCCGGTAAAATAAACTGTGCGCCTACTTCTCCTATTGTTCCAGCTACTCCCTCTGGATCAATACCATATTTTTCTCTAAAATCTTCAAATCTTTGTGTGACTTTTGGAGAATAGTCTGTGTCTGCAACTATATCTATAGCACTAGCTCCAAGTTCAAAAACCCCTTGTGGTATCTTTGTAAGACCAGACGCAACACCTTCTGCAAATTCTTGAACAACACCTTCTGACGTATTTACTTCTTCTAATTTGAAAGGAGCATTAGGATCAAATTCTATACTTTTATCTTCTTGTACTGTAAAAGGAGCGTTAGGATCAAAGATTGGAGTATCAGACATTATGCTGATCCAATAGGTTGAGGAACTCCATTTTCATCTACTTTAAATTTATTTCCACCTTGTATAATTATTTGACCAGGAGTCAATTTAGTTTTAGTTGAGGTGCTAGGTTCTTGTACATTCGCACCAAGACCTGCTTGTAACATTGTCTTAACGTATGTCTCTAACTTTGAAGTATTAACACTTCCATCTTCATTTATAATAGCTAATTCTCTTAATTGTTCTGGAGTTAGTTTTTCTAGTATTGCTTGTCTTAATCTTTCTGGTGTATACGTATTAGTTTTTGTTGATGGTGTTGCTCTTGCTGCTGCAGTGCTTCTGGCAAGTCCTAATCCAGCAAGTAAACTCTTACCAAATTTTTCAGCTACACTTCCTTTATCTGCTATGGACGTATTAACAAGAACTTTCATCATCATGTTATTGAGTTGATCAATATTAAGATTAGAAACATCTCCACCAAGAATACCACCCATAGTTTTAGCTATATCCTCTTTAGTATTGTTTGTTCCCAATAAATTAGCTGTTTTATTTATTTTTTCTTCTTCAGTGGTAGCACTGTTTATGCCTTTTAATTTATCAGTAAGTTCATTTGCAGCAGCTTTTTTAACTCTTTCATCGGCATCTCCCATGACTTTATCAAGAAAAGCAGACATGTTCTGAGCTAAACCTAGTTGCCTAGCTGCACCAAATGCTTTTTGTTGTACAGAAGGAGAGGTCAAAGTTCTAGCTGCTGTAGCTAATCCTCCAAGACTCATCTTAACGGGAGGTTGTGCAGGTGTTTGAGTCATAGACATGGGATTTGATGGCATCATAGGTGGAGGAGATGGTGGCATCATAGGTGGAGGAGATGGTGGCATCATAGGTGGCATCATGGGAGGTTTTATAGGAGGTTTCATAGGAGGTGGACTAGCCGCTTGCATAAGTTCTGGTGAAGAAGCCATAATACCACCCATTGAAGCAAGTTTATTTCTAGCTGGTCTCATTTTAGCTTCAAATAAACCCATGTTATAAATGCCTGGACCTTGTGGTTTATACATCTTTAACCCCCCATAAAAGATCCAAGACCAAATGGACTTTGACCTGTTTGCGCTATGTTTTGTGCCATACTAAAAATGTTTCCTACTGGATTGATTTGTGGTGTGTAAGTTGTAGCAAAAGAAGACTGACCTGTTGGAACTCCACTTAGAATATCTCTCATAAAAGCAAATCTACCAAAGGGTTCGTAAGCTTGTTCTAGTTGACCGGCTCTTTGTACATCAAATTCAGATTGTAATTGACCTTGCTCTAAAGAACCTACGTTAAATAAAGCATTTACGTCTTTTAATAATTGAGATTGTGCGGCTTCTCCTAATGCACCTTGCTGAATACCTAGTGACCCAAGACCTTTTCCAAGTTGTCCAAACAGTTGCGCTGCGCTTTGACCTCTATCCATAGCCTGTCCAAAAGCTTTTGATCTAAGTTGTGCGCCAACTTGTGCTTTTCTATCTTCAATATCACTTTGTGTTTGTTGTTCAACCAAGGCTTGACGAGAACCACCATAAGCTCCTGCCCCAACTGCCTTTGCTCGATCTGCTATTTTTGAAATATCACCTGCTTTTTGTATGTCAGCTTGTGTTGTGTCTATGACAGACTCTACGTATGGATCATAGAATTTTTTATATTGACTAGGATCTGCAAAACCACCTTGCATTTGTTGAACAGGCTTACCTTCTGAATCATAAATAACATTTCCTTGTTCATCTTTTTGATAAATAGGTTGACCTTCAGAATCAAATAAAGGTGTTCCTACAGCTTGTTGAAAAGCAGCTAGTCCTTGTGCTTGAGTCTGTTTTGCCTGATCTAAAAATGGTTTATATGAACCAATTCCACCAGTTCCCGCTATTAAATTACCTTGATCATCATACTGTCCACCAAACATTTGAAGGGCTTGTTTCTGAGCATCCGTAAATTTAATAATATCTGGTGCTGCTACTCCTCCTTCAAAACCTTGAACAGGATCTCCATATTGATCTGTCTTTGCAAGTGTAGGATCTGTTGTAAATCCAGTGCCATCGGCTTTTTCATATAGTGGATTACCCTCTGCATCTGTCATAGCCGTTCCTTCTAGAGGACTCTTTGCGGCTATTCCTGTGATGGTCTTTCCATCTTCTCCAACTTGATAAATATTTGCTAGTAAATTTTTTAGAAACGTTTCCTGATAATCAGGAAGTAGTGTCATACTTTTCATAACGTCAGACATTATGCCATCCCCTCAAATCTATTCATCATTTGATACATTTTTGCAGCTCCCTTGGCTCGATCACCATTTCCTGCACCCTTGACTGCATCGGCAGTCATTACAAACTCACCGTCCGAGAGGCGAGCTTCTTGAACTGGTTGACCATTTTGATAGATCATAGATTTAATCGAATCACTTTTACCTGTTCCGGGACCTTGGATCATGCCTCCTTCTTGAAGAACAACAGTTGGTGTATCTGGTAAAGCAACACCTCTAAAATCCGGTCTTCTTTCTCCAGTTGCAAACTGTGCTTTTTCTAAATCTGTCATGGGATTTCTATTTTGTGTCATTAAATTAATCGCTAGAGATTGCAGGATTGGAGATACAGGAGAGTTTGGATCAAACATATTATTAAGAATACCACCACCAGGTCCCATGTCTCCACCCATAAACCCTGTGTTCATGTTTTTTGCCATCATCATTTCTGCTTGTTTACGTTTTCCCTCATTTTGAGAGAACATGTCCATTATTGTTTTACCTCTGCCACTTGGGCCAGCATCTTTAGCAAACATATCAAGAGCTAGTCCTACTTTTCCTGTTGTTCCTGCCGTAAATAAACTACCTATGCCAGACTCAAAAGCATCTTGCATAGATCCACCACCCAATAACGATCCTATTCCAGATCCTACCGCTGCCATTATTGGGTTTCCACCACCGCTTACTAAACCAAGAAGCGCACCTACTTTGGAAAAAATATCTTTAGACATGTTTAAGGTCTCCGTTTGTCATGTTGTCACTGTCACTGTTCCAACTGCACCCGTTGCTACTTGACTTCTAGCGTGAGGTTTGTTTGCTATTGTAATCTTAACAGAACCATCGACTTGAAACAAGCTTCCTAGTTCTAAATTAAAATCGTCTGTTTGTAAATTTGTTAATACTAGTTCTGTATTTCTGCCTTCACCTGGATTTTGCATCTGATTTAAATAAACCGCAAAAGCTCTGGTAACTTCCGACATGTATGCAGAATCATATTGTTGAGGAGCATTTGGAAAAAATGGTAGAACTAAATTACGAGACATTAACGACCACCATCTGTTCTTAAATTAACTCTTGGCGTTCCAAGTCTCCAAGTAACTTCAGTTTCTGTTGAAGCAACTCTCAAAGCAAAGGAACGACCTCTTAATCTTACGCTAACTGTCTCTGTAAACTGTTCAACAACAGATGTTGATCCGGCAACAGATTGTGTAGTAGTTGCGTTTTCTGTTTGTAAATAATTTCCACCAGCAAAATTTCTACTTTTTAACGTTAGTGTAGCAGATGGAGAACTTGCAGTAGAATCTCTAAATGTAATGTCTGGTAATATCCTATTTATAAATAAAAACTTATCACCGTCTCCTACGTCCATTTGACTAGATTCTATGTGTGCATTTATTGCAGAAGCAGGAGCCGTGCTACCATCGTCTAAACCTTGTTCATGTCTATACAAAAAGTGATCTGTTGATGCGGCTATAGGGTTCTCTATTATACCTCTGTCCAACCAAACAGTTCTATTTAATGTACCATAATACCAGATTTGTTGTTGATAATTATAAATAACATAACGATCATTTTCTTCAGAGTTGGCAGAGGGATAAAACCACCATACTTCTGAAAAGGCAGTATTTGTAGCAGCTGTTACTTTTTCTCCTTGTAATATATTAAAATCATTAAACACATAATCTCTTACCGTACAAGGTAGTCTTTGAACTCTTCCACCATACATGTAAAACTCTTGTTGACCCATCCAAAAAACCATGTCCTCTACCGCTATAGCAGCTAACGGTCCCATAATCGTTACATTTTCTGAAATAGTGGCTATTCCAAATATAAAAGGTGGTCCTAAAAATTGCATGGCATGTAACGATACATCAGTAAAAACTAAAACTTGTTGTTTTGTTTCTATAGCTGTAATGATTTCTGAACCAGAACCTATCCTAAGTTCTCCAGCTGTATTTGTAGGTTTAGCCGCCCAATCAGTTAAACTTTCTTGACTACTAAAACGAATGAGCAAAGGATCTTGTGTTCCAATCGAAAATTCACCATCACAACCAAAAGCTATGACATGTCTGTCTCTGTCAGAAACAATTACTTTTTTAGCAATTGTCGGAGTTTTATCAGCACCACTTAATGAATACAAAGATACTGATCTTGTGCCTACTCCAGATGTTTTATCCCAATAGTAAATACCTGCATCTCTTGCATTTATAATTAAATCTTCACCAAAATTATCGTGTGACCAAATTCTAAGAGTAGCACCATCAACAGATAAATCTGCGCTAGAGTTCCATGTACCACGACCCCATACTCCTGCATTCCAACCTGTGCCTGTTAAAGAAGTGTCTAGTCCTACTGTTGCTTGATATTCTCCATCCACCCCAGATCCACCATTACCTGTATCACTACTGTTAGCTAAAACAGGTGTAGGGTTTAAACCAGTGGTAGTGGTTATACTTTTTATTGTTGTATTTTCAAGTCTAGCTGTAAATTGATAAGTATTTGTATCAACGATTTTATCTATCTGATATTCTTGATTTAATACATTAGCCGTTATGTTACCTCCTAATGAAACAGCACCAGAAATAGTTACAAAGTCACCCTCTGTAGCACCATGACTACTATCTGTCGCTGTTATTGTGGAAGATCCATTAGTTGCGGCAAAAGTAATACCATTAGTTGTTGTTGCACGTATAGGAGTAATATCATTGTATCCTCCACCTTGATTTATATAATATTTTAAATGTGTGCCTACTCCCAAAAACAAAGTTCCATCCAAAGCTACCCAAGAATGTAATGATCTACAGGTTCCCAAAAAAGATGTAACAGTATATTTAGTCCAACCACCTATTTTTTCTGGAAAACCAAAACGAAATCTTACTTTTTCAGAATCAAACCACCCACCTTCATTTGAATAAGAGGTAGATTCTCTATTTATTCCTGGTCTGAATTGTAGTTTTGTTAAAGGCATACATGTTAACCTACATAAGCCTTACCATCTGTAATGGCTTTGTCTACATCTGTCCAATCTTCATTGCCCTTCCAGTCAGTCAATGCTTTCATGTATTCAATATACCCTACATTAATATTGACTCTTTCTTTCTTTTCAGCATCTGTAGCATCTTGCATGACCATCAACTTACCATCAGCACCTTTCTTTGCTGTGACAATAGATTGTATAAGATCTACACTATCTCCCATAGCTTTGTAGTTTTGTGCTATTTCAGCATCTGTTCTTGTTTCTGCCATTTTATTCTCCTTTTAATTTAGTGATTTCGTCTTCTAAAGTTGTTATTTTTGTTGATAGTTCTTTAATTGCGTTTACAAGAACAGGAACAAGTCTTTCATATTTTAGACCATAACTGTTTCCGTCTAAGTTATTTCTAACAACAAGGCTTGTGTCATTCGTATCAGCAAAACCATGATCTTGTTCTATTGCTAAAACTTCTTGCGCTAGAAATCCAACATGAAGCCTATTTCTTTTCTTAGAACCATCAGGTGTTCCCATAGGATTATCGTCATTACCGTACCATGAGCGTTTATCCCACTTATATGTAACTGGTCTAAGTGCCTTAACCCAATCTAAACCACCAGTGAAGTTAGTGACATCTGTTTTGTCTCTAGAGTCTGAGCTAGAAATACTTGTGTCTGCACAAAACAAATCATTTATGTCATTGTCACCTAAACAAATTGTATCACTGCCTATAGTAATATTACCACTAGGTGAAGTTGCCCTTCCTGCGTCATGTCCTAAACATAAATTATTACTACCAGAGGTAAGAGCATGACCTGATGCATACCCTACACAAGTATTATTTGATCCAGTTAATGTGCTTCCTGCCGCTGAATTACCACCTACAAAAGTGTTTGTTACTCCTGATGTAACATTAATACCTGAATGATGACCAATAGCAACATTATACATATCAGCTGATGTTCCACTTGTTTGATTACCTAAAGCATTATCACCAATAGCTATTGATTTATTACCTGCTACATTACTTGATAAAGCACTCCTTCCTAAACCAACATTGTGATCTCCAATAGTAGTTGAAGTACCTGCATTATACCCAAAATAATTATTATAATTACCTGTTGTAATTGCCTCACCTGCTTCACCACCTACAAAAGTGTTTTGACTTCCTGTAGTAACATTAAGTCCTGCTTGAAAACCAACTGCTGTGTTATAGGTATTTGATGCTGTTGTAAAATTCTGACTATTTAAAGCAGCATAACCTAGGGCAGTTGTTCTACTACCTTTTGTATCTGCACCTAATGTATCTGTACCTATTGCCACATTGTAATTACCAGTTGTAAGTGCATTACCTGCAATCCCACCCATAACAGTATTATAAAAACCTGTTGTGATAGCACCACCTGCATCATACCCTACTGCTGTATTGTAATTGTCAGTGGCAGTGGTAAAATTTTGAGCATATAATGCACCATAACCAATAGCTGTAGCTCTGCTTCCCTTTGTGTCTGAGGTTAAAGCTACATGACCTAAAGCCGCATTAGCTGCTCCTGTTGTTAAAGCATCTCCTGCAAGCGCACCTATGAGAGTATTTTGAACTCCTGTTGTAATAGATTCACCTGCAACATGACCAACAGCAACATTATACATGGCTGTTGCTGTTCCAGGATTTTGAGAAAATAAAGAGGCATTTCCAATTGCTACACTTTTACTTCCTAATTGATCTGTGCTTAAAGCTCCAACTCCTACAGCCACATTATAACTACCTGTGGTGATATTATCTCCTGCAAGACCACCAATAAGTGTATTTTCTAATCCTGTTGTAATATCATAACCTGTTTGATAACCAATAGCTACGTTGTAAACATCTGTAGTTGTAGTATTTTTTTGAGTAGCTAAAGTATTATAACCTACAGCAACATTCCTATCACCATCCTCTTCATTTTGCATTGCACCATAGCCAATAGCTACGTTAGTATTTCCAGTTTGAAGGTCATATCCTGCATAGTTACCCATAAGTGTATTATAAGTGCCTGATGTGAGTGCATACCCTGTAAAATAACCGACAGCTACGTTATGACTATCACCTGCTACTTGTTGAAGACTTAAACAATTTGTACCTATTGCAGTAGTTTTATTGCCTGATGTTTCTGTGGACAGAGCAAATTGACCAATAGCAACATTATCATCAGCATCCGTAAGTGCGTCACCTGCCAGTCCACCTATAATAGTATTTCTTACACCTGTTGTGACATATCTACCTGCATTATAACCGACTGCTACGTTATAATTACTAGTTGCAGTTGCACTAGATTGAGCCGAAAGAGTATTTTCACCAATAGCAACATTTCTACTACCTACTGTTTCTGCTCCTAAAGCACCAACTCCAACACACACATTGCTTTCAGCAGTTGTTAAAGAATCACCTGCTAAACCACCTATTAGAGTGTTCTGTATACCTGTTGTAATACCTACACCTGCATTATAACCCATAGCCGTATTATACGCAGTGGTAGCAGTGGTAAAATTTTGATTGTTTAAAGCAAATTGTCCAATGGCAACTGATCTACTACCTAATGTATCGGAGGTTAATGCTTGAAATCCCACTGCTGTATTATTAGCTCCTTCAGTTAGTGCATCTCCTGATAAACCACCAATTAAAGTATTTTTTATGCCTGTTGTAACATTTTCACCTGCTAACATACCCACTGCTGTATTGTAAGAATCTGTTGCAGTAGCAGGGTTATGTGAAGTTAAAGCTCCATATCCAACTGCAACTATTCTACTTCCTACTGTATTTGCACCTAAAGCATTTCCACCAATCGCTACGTTATAATCAGCATCAGTTAAGGCATCTCCTGCTAGTCCACCAACTAAAGTATTATATATACCTGTTGTGACTGCTTCACCTGCTTTTGAGCCAACTGCAACATTGTAAGCATCTGTTTCTGTACTAAAATTTTGATTTTCTAAGGCACTAAACCCAATGGCAATACTATTTTTTCCTTTAGTATCTGTTGTTAAAGCACTGTGACCAATCGCTACGTTGACCCCTCCTGTGGTAAGAGCGTCACCTGCTGTATACCCTACAGCTACATTATTATCACCTGTTGTAATAGCTGTTCCTGCTTCATCACCTATAAGTACATTATAATTACCACCAGAAGTAATAGAATTACCTGCGTTGACACCTGCACGAAAGTTTGATGTTCCTGCTGTAGCTGTTTGTAATGTACCACCAGTAGAATTAATTATAAGATCACCCGAACTATTAATTGTTACTCTAGCCGTTGGACTTTCTGCACCATCAGCAGAAGTTGAAAAAACCAACTCAGAAGGCATATCACCACTACCCGGAGTTCCATTTACCAAAGCTGTAATTCTTGCACCTTCAGCAAAATCAGTTCCATCATTACCAAAAAATCTTATTCTTCCCAATTCATCATTATCTGCAACAACTGTGTCACCTCCAATAGAGGCATTTCTACTTTTATGAAAAGCCACTGTAGGAGCGTTTACATCAGCAGAAAATCTAGCTAACCCTATTGAGCTTGAATTATAATCTGTCCCTATATTCTGCAAAGAAAAAGCACTAGAAACAGACCCATCATTTGCATCATTATGTCCTATAACAACTGCATCATTACCACCATCAACAAAGAACATATTTGCGTTGTTATTACTTTCAATACGAGTATCTACATCTGAACCGTCTTCGTTAACAATCAAAGACGACACTGTCGTAGTTCCTGTAAGATCCAAATCAACTAAAGCATCAACAACGGCGGCTCCTGATCCTGCACCATCACTATAAACCATTTTAACTGCGCCATTACCTATTGTGACATTGGCTCCAGAACCTTGACTTATAATAATATTTTGTGACCCAGAGGTAGCGTTTTCAATAAACCAGACTTTACTTACAGTGTTTGGTCCTAATGTAATAGTACAAGCAGAATCTAATGTACCTGTATATTTTAAATAGATAGAACGACCGGGGTCTGTTGCACCATCCGCTATCGTAGTGGTATGCGTATCTGCATTTGTTGTAATTGCTTCCGTTCCAAAACTAAAAGCTTCTGCTATTAACTCAAGATTGGTATTCGTGGTATCACCCCACGTTCCTGATTGTTCACCAGATCCAATCTCTTCTAATCTTAAATCATTGGTATATACACTCATTTTTTAACCTCATGCTGCTTTATCAAGCCAAGACGGATCTTGACTTGGGGTTATTGTACTGTAACTTGGTGTTTGACTTGGCGTCACTGTGCTATAACTAGCATCTTGATCTGGTATAATCTCACCCCAAGTTGGTATGATTGTTTCTGTTGTTCTACCAATTGCCATAGTGCCTACAACACCAGTAACCGAAATATTAGCAAAACCTGTAATAGTAACCGTACCAACCGAACCTGTAGCCTCTACACCATTTAAAGTTTCAAAAGTATTACCAATTGCAGATGTACTTGATATACCAGTTACAGAAACGTTAGCTACACCAGTTACGGTTACAGAGCCAACGGCAGACGTTCCTGCTACTCCTGTCTGCGTTTCAAACACATTACCTAAAGCAGTTGTACCTGCAACTCCTGTCACTGCAACATTACCTATGCCTATGGCATTAACAGAATCTATAGCAGATGTTCCCGCAACACCCGTTACAGAAAGGTTTGAATTAGCGGTGATGGAAACCGTGCCAATAGCACTTGTACCTGCAACCCCAAAAACACCAATCTCACCCTCGCCGGTAATGGCTACAGAGCCAACGGAAGCTGTTGCACTAGGAAAAACACCCTCACCATTCCAAGTGCCTGTATTCCAAGCAGTTAGAGAGCTATTCCATCCTTTAAACGCAACAACTGTCGCCATTAAGCAATCCTTATAATTGCATTACTTGCATCAGCCGTAGGGAACACAATTGTAAAGTCACCACTACTGGCTGCTTTATCTGCACCAAAATCTAAAACAGCAACGGAAGGATCTCCTGTTGCAGTCTCATTGAATATTAAAGCACCTCTTACTGCACTAATAGTGACATTGCTAAATGTCTCATCAGCAAAATCTACCAATGCTGTTGTTCCACTTGCAGTAGGTGTAACAGGATTAAGTGCTTGACCTTTAGCTGAGTAGTTAGTTCCACTAATCTCATTACTGGAGGTATAAGCTGTGGTAGACGCAGTAAAAGAAGCATTGTTATCATATAGTGCTATATTAAACGTATTACCAGTTGTTGCTGTAAAGTTATGAACACCTTTTAAAAGTTCTGTTTTAAAAGAAGTACACAAAAAGTTTCCCGTAAAAGCCATATTACATTCTCCTTATATATTCTGCTAGTTTGGGGTTGCCTGAATCTTTAATCGCATTATATACAGTTGTTCTATCACTTTTAATAGCTTGCTTCATATATATTGCAATAATTTTCTCCATTTCTTTTCGATAAGCATGAGCTTGATCTCTAATAGCAGGATGAGCATTATCTGAAATTCCAATAATTTTATTGACACATCTTTCTGCAACTTCCTCTGGAGTTTGTCCTCTATTATTTGTTGTCTGTATTTGCACAGAAAAATTGTTACCCATGGATAGAGACTCTGTAAACATTATGATCTAGCCTTTCTAATTGGACCCATTGTATATTCATCCATAACTTCTTTTGCTTCCCCTAAATTCTTTAATCTGGCTATCGCTTCTATAAATCTATTATTGTACATAGTCATAACATCTGCGTCACCTTTCATATAAATATAGCATTCTATTAAAGATCCGTAAAGTAAAGCTAATTCTGCGTTTGTGCTTAACCAGGATTCTGTAGTGTCTGAGGTAAATGAAGAGAGGGTGGCTGTTTGAGAGATATTAGATGTTACTGTTTCTCCTGCGGTAAAAGATGTTGTTGGAACTGAAACTGTATAATCAAATCCAGTTATACCCGTAACTGTGGCTACTGCACCACTCGTATTACCTGTAATTGTTCCTGGAACTAAAGTTATTGGAGATGATCCACTAGATTGATCTGATAAAGTAAGAGTAATTGTGCTATCTGTTAAACTTGAAGGTCTATAAAAATAACTTAAATCAACTGTATATCCACTATCGGGAGTAGGTGCTATCACAAAATTATCTACATCAAATTGTGCGTAATACCTTGGCACACCAGTTGTGGCAGGATTTGGTGTGTATGTTTGTACAAATTCTTTTTCTTTAAATTGTAAGTAGGTATAATTGCTACTATTCGTAATTGTTAAAGAGTTTGGTGCTAAAAAATCACTAGGGCAAGCTAGATACTGATTACTTGCCGACATGTTTCCAGAAACATTTTTTTCAAAAACATTTAATTGTACATTCTTTAATATTCTTTCTTCGGCTAGTCTAATAAATAAATCTAGATTATTAACAAAACTAGTCTCTGTGTTTTCAGTATATTCTTTTAATGCAGTTCTAAGTGTTGTTAAAGTAAAGCTCATAATATCACACTATCGTTATGTTTCCTACCATGCTTGAATGATTTGAACACTGATATACCAAGGAGGTATCAGAAGGCTCATGTGGCACAATAAATTGAGTGAGTCCTGTAGTTGAGTTATAGTTTTCTGTAACACCTGTAGTAAAATCAGATCCACCTGAAGACGTTCTAATTTTTAGTGGATGACTTCCAACATTAGCCGTATTATCTATAAGGTAAGTATGTCCTTTATAAAAAGTAAAGTTGGGATTGTCTCCTGAAGTAGCTCCGGGACCAGTAAAGGTGTAAGCTGAAGAACCATTAACACCTGCCGTGTATTTAGTAACAGGCCCTGTTGTCTCATCATTTAACCTTATCCATGCCCCCCCATGTGCGAAGTATAAACCCCCTGTAGCATGGACATGAGCCACAGCTCCGTGATAGGTTGAAGCACTGGGTAAATCACTAAGATTAGCATAATAAAATACAATTTTATTTGCACCAGAACTAACGTCAAAAAGACCTGCACTATCAATAATATCAGTTAAAACATTAGAACTATTTCCCAAAGCAGCATAGATTTCATTAAAATTATCATTAATTTTATCTGCACCATTTCTTAAAGTATCTCCTGTGCCATCATTAGCACTGCTTCCTATTCCTACTGTTTGTTTTGCCATTTCTATCCCTCGTCAAAAGTATCAGTTGTTGAATCAAGTGTTACTACAGTGCTATCAAAAGACGGTGCTGCAGATATTGTTGTCGATCCCACTGCACTAGTGGCTGAAACACCTGTTACATTTACATTTTCATCTTCATCTGGAACAGTTATGTCAACAGTTCCTATTGCAGAAGCACCTTGAACTCCCGTAACATTTGCTGTGTTTCCAATAAAAGGAGTTATTGTAATAGTTATATCTCCCACCTCTCCTATAGGAGCAAGATTATTCAAAGGAGTTAGTCCAATTATGTCTCTAAATCCTACAGGATTAAATCCATGTTGTATTGACCTTTCCTCAACAAGATTAGGTTCTGGACGAGCATCTCTTAAAGCTTGTGGATCAGGGTAAACTTTAGGTGGTGTTAACTGTGGATGTTTGGACTCAAACTCATCTGGACCTACTAAAGATCCAGTCCACTCTTTTTTCATATCTCTTAATCTATATCTAAATCCAGATCTATCTGATATTCCAAAAGCTCTTTTACCACTAGCATATGGCATTATACCCTCAAATAACTTAGACTAGGTTGAAGTTTTAAAGGCGTTCTACCCTCATCCTCATCTGCAGCACGTTGAAACTCTTCTTCATATACTGTTTTTAAAATTTGTATGCGTTCTGGCGCACGTTTTAAAGATAAATAGTAAGCTAGCCCTGCTACCATGCAAGGGAAAAAACGAAAGGGCATATCCGTGGTATTCGTTAATGTATCAGCGTCTTGTATTCTTCGAACGTAATAATATTCTATTGTGTCAGTAGAGTTTTCTGGAACTGACCACAAGTTTATAATTGGTGCTACTTGTCTATCAAAGTAATATTGACTAGGTCTTCCTTGTGTCGTTTTGTTTGGTATCGTAGCATACTCTCCTCTACTAATTCTTTGTAAATCAAAATCAGTGCCATTTCTTCTCAAAGTAACTTCTAATAAATCGACTATGTCGTCTGCTGTAAAGGTATACGAAGAGGTTCCTTTAGTTAAAGACAATGTTTCTGATTTAACTGTCCAAAGATTTAGACCACGATTGGCCCACTCTGCAAACATCAAATTTAAAGATCGTCTAGCAGTTCTAGCGTCATAACCAGTTCTTACCTCTAAGCCACACCTTTCATATGCCTCTTCAATAATTTCACCAACATCTAGATTAAAATCTCTTGAACCAGAAGTAGTCATTAAAATATTCCTTTAAACATCTTTCCAGATAATTGTATCTTGGGAGTTCCTTGTATTATTCCTCCACCCCTCATTCCTTTGACTACACCGCCTTTTTTCATATAACCCATTTTATTACGAACATCTGGAGGTAATTTAGCCAATCCGGGGTTTTCCATTTTATTTACGGGTTTTAACTTTTTTGTCATTTTTAACTCCTTTTGGTCTTCCTCGTTTTAATTTTTCTTTATCTACATGAAAAGATTGTGGAACTTCTGTGCTAGCACCACCACCTAAATACTTAGGCTCATCGTTTTCTTTTTTCTTTACCCCCGGTAAAGATGCAGCTATAGACATAAGTGTGTCCGATATTGATATTAATATATTTTTTAAAAATCTTATCATATTAATCATCCTCATCATAATCTGCATATAAATTATCAAAAGTTGTTCTTGGGTCAAGATAACTATTATGAATTTCTGCAGCGTGGAGATGCTGACTTGGTTTAAAATCAGGTGGTCCTTCTCCTGTTTCCCATAAAGCAGGACTTGTTGCTCTAACTCTATTGTTAGGTAAAGCTACAATATTTCCTGTCCACTCTCCCGCATCCATTAACTGCAACACATGACTTTGTTTGTGTTGGGCAGGATCATCTGCAATGTGACTATCTGTATAGTCAACAGTAAACAAATATTTACCCTGATAAAACTCACCATCAATTTTACATATCCAAGGAGAGGAACTTACTCTTTCCATGTTAATTACAGAATGATGACGAGAGCTACAATCCCAAGGTTGCACCAAATGTGTTTCCATGAGGGTGGGCCACTCTTGTAGAGGTATATCTGCTACTAAAGCTGTAATAGGCATTCTGGCCCACATTGCTCCTCCATGGACTGTATCCTCTGGCTCACCATCTGGCTCACATCCAGTAAACACAACTTGAAAACTTAGACATCTATCAGGTATCGTATTAACAGCAATCGCTAATCCATGTAGAAATTCTCCATGATAATCAAGATGATTACATGTAAACTCTCTCCGCACCCAACATTTAAAATGTGGAATGTTACTTATTAAATATGACATTAGACTTTAGATATCTTATAACCCATATTTTTGGCAGCAGCTCTAAGTTGCGGCAATGACATACCCACTTTACCACCATTACGCATACCTTTGGTCATAACTTTACCACCATTACGCATACCTTTGGTCATAACTTTACCACCATTACGCATACCTTTGGTCATAACTTTACCACCATTACGCATACCTTTGGTTTTTACCTTACCACCATTCTTCATGCCTTTGGTTTTTACTTTACCACCGCCACGCATACCTTTGGTTTTCATTTTTCTCATCATTTTTTCTTTCTCCTTTTTAATGATTTCACTCTTCTAGGTTTTCCTGCAGGTTGTCCGAGCTTATTCTTTTGTCGAATCCTGGATCTTTTTTCACTTGCCGTCATTTCTGAAGTGGTTTTTGGGGTTTTAGAACTAACTCTTTTAGAAGGTCTACAATATGGAGTACCTCGTTTTTCACCCTTGCTACGTCCACATTTTTTCCCTGTTTTAACATCTTTCCAATCTTCCTTAAACCAACGCTTTAATGCTAGTCCTTCTTTTGTCTTTCGCACAGCCATTAAAACGTTCTCGTTATTTTTCTCTTACTTGAATCAACTACACCACAACCAGCAGCTACTACACCACCCGGTTTAAATTTTTTGGGTGGTGGTCTTTTAGGATTATCTATCGCAGCAATAATACCACCTTCAGCTTTCTTGATTGTTTTCTTCTTTTTCTTTTTCTTACCACCAGTTCCATAATTAGCGGCTCCTACTTTACGACACTTTGCGATTGCTCCGCTTGCGTAAGCTGATGGGAATACTTTGTATCTTGCTTTTACCTTGTGATAACATGCGTCTTTTGGCATTAGTTCTCCTCCGTGAAGGTGACTTTGATATTTGAGTTTTCATTTGACTTCTGGATATAGCCAATTTTCATCTCCTTTAGACGTTCTGCTATATTACTAAGTTTAATTTCCATAACTTCAGTTCTTTTGTCAACTTTAATTAAGGTTTCTGTAGTCCAAGATCCCCACGTGTAGAATATAGTTCCAACGCCACCAACAGATAAAACAAAAATGGATATGGATATTTGTTTTAACATCTCCATCTTCTCCTTGCTTGTCTTATTCTGCTATTAGGATCATTCCTAGTTTTCGCAGAACTTCTTTTTAATTGTCCTAAAGATCTAGCACAGTAGGATTTTCTCCTTGCTGCTCTTTTACCTTTTGGATTTTTTTCAGTTACAGCAGTTTGTAACTTAGAACCAGGATTTTTTCTTCGATACGCAGCTACTCCCTTTTTAGTCATGCCAGCACCCTTCTTCGTGGGTCTATAGTTGGCACTCTTTCCTTTAGTCGTTCTGCGTATCTGTTTTCCTTTTTTACTTTTCTCAGCCATCTAGCCAAAAAATCCAGTTATAGAGTCAATGTTGGTAAGAGTTACGTGACACTCATCAGGAAAAATTATTCCATGATCTGGAATAGTTATCTGATTGTCATCTGATTGATGAAATACCATAGACAACAAAGTGCTACCACTACTTCCATTCTTGAACACAACAGCAGGAGAACCGCTACCAGCTGTCTTAACATAGAATGCTTTTAACCGAGTTCTTCCACCTTGTAAGGTTCCTGTCGCAGTTGCTGTTTTTGCAAATATAGAGGCTGCCATGTTTTACTCCTTTATCTCTCCCCTTAAAAGCATTGCCTTATACTGTGCGCTTCCTTTGGGAGGAAGCGCAGATGTAATCGGTTTGCTCATAGAGGATTTATTTTTTACCAAAGTTCCTTCTGGTGAAATTTCTGCTTGTGTAATCCAAGCTTCATTGACGTTAGGAGTATCTGGATTATCGGAAATAAATTTTCCAGACTCAGTTCTGGCTCTTTTTTTATTAGCCATCATATCCTCCGTTATCTATTTTGAGCAGCAAACATATAGTCAACGTTCATTGATTTAGTTCCAGTAGCGGAACCTGATAGTTGCATAGCTCCTAAAGCTAAATTTTCATCATCAGGAATATTTGCAGTATGAGTTGCAACTTTGTTTCTATTAACAAAAAACTCAACACTACCTGTTCCCTTCACATGAAAACCAAGAGTAACTGCCGTCCCACTAGCAATGTCTATACCAGAATCTGTTGTGGTTGCCGTTCCATCTTTTTCAGTTACACAGTCAATGTTACTATCCCCATCATCAATTTGAAAAACAATACGATCAGCTGCAGTAAGCATAGCCTCTGGATTTGTTGCAAAGTTTACAGTTAACCCTATGCAAATGTCCATTGCATCACCCTCTGCATCTGTTGGGGTAATTTTAGTTTCAAACCAAATGTCTCTAGTTGTAGCTACAGCAAATATTTCATTTCCTTGTATAGAGGAACCATCGTTATCAGTTGTGGCTTGAGAACTCATAGTTATCGCACCACCAAATACATCTGCTGCTATCGCTACAGATGCACTACTGTCTTTTACAACAGTCCAATCGTTCGTACTGTCTAAGGTAACACCAGTAAAATCATCCATGTAAACCATGTAATCTGGATTTGTATCTATTGGTAGGTTTTCAAACCACTTCTTTTGACCATCTTTCCCTGCGAAAAGAATCGGTCCAGTAAAATGTACAGCCATAATATACTCTCCTGTCTTGGCAATAGTCAATCACACCATGTGATTGTCAGAAGTTAATATAAAAACTATACAAGAAAAAAAGAATTAGTTCTAGTTTTATTTTAAAATAAAAAAGGGGGTGTCTTATAACACCCCCTCAACATCATAGGGAGATATGATTCTTAATCACTTTCCCATGTTAACACAGATTACGCTCCTGGAGAACCAAAAACACAACGAGGATCAGAAAAACCAAAGCTATATCTTTCTCTAGCTTTAAATCTCATGTTTCCTGTATCAAAATCTGCTTCCATATTAGTAGCCAATGCCAAGCGTTCAAAATGAATGAACCCTCTTGGCGCATCAGTTGTAATGAAAAAAGCATCTGTATCTGTAAGGAAGTCGTTCACAGTATATCCTTGTGGTAACATTCCCATAGATCTCAAAGCATTTACATCATTGTCTGCTGTGCCAACTCTAAGATTTGAAACTAATAACCTTTCAGCTACAAATTGTAACTGTCTTGGAACAACAAGTTTCATACCTCTTAAAGCAATTTTTAAACCACGCTCATCTACAAAACCAGAAATACTAATTAAAGCATCCTCGAGAGATGTTTCGTTTAGATCTGCTGCTGTTGATGGTTCATTGGCAAACGTTCCTCCAGTGCTAAGTGGATGATTTGTTGCACAAAGTGCTACTCCATCTCCACCGGCTGAAGCACCGGCTGTAAAAGCATTGTTTAAAATAGCTGCAGCTTTTACTTGTTTAGTGTGTGCCATTGAACGAGCTAACGCACGTGTGTATCGAGATCCAAGACGATCATAAAGATTGTCTTCGATAGCTTCTTCAGTAATTGAAAAAGCCAAAGCGATAGTTTCGTGGTTATAACGAGCCGTAAATGCTTCATTAGCCTCGTCAAAATTTACAGCAGAACCCTCTGATTTGGTTGGTGCTGATCCAAAACCTGACAACATTACTTCCTCTTCAAATGCACGATCTGAAGATTCAGTTGTGTAGATTTCAGCATGTTGATTTTCGTATCTGTCGTACTCTAGTCCAAACAAAGCGTTAAGACCAGGTTCTAGCTCTTTAGCTAATTGCGCTCTAGATATAGCCATTACTTAGTCTCCTATACGCCTGTCGTAGAAACAGTACCTTGAGCAATGGACCCTGTAGGTGCATTGAAATGGTTGTTTATACGAACGATTAAAGGGATACCAGCTGCAGTAAAATCAGAATTGTATTCATCATCTTGAATACCCATAATTCTGAGAGCATGCGAGTTGGTGGTTGCAACAGTATTTAGATCTGCTGTCGCAGAAGAAATACCTGTAGTAGTAGATCCACTATTTCCATTTGCTAACTGAATATTAGAGAAAACAGCCGTTCTAAGTTCAGCCTCTGTGTCATTACCTGTTTGAACATTAGATGTAGCAATCACGAATAATTGATCGGGATCATCATACAAAAAAGCTCTTACTGGAAAATTAGAGTCTGCACCAGAACCGGGCCAGAAATTTGAAAATACTGTCTCTCCAGTAGTTGACGAAACATACTCACAACCATTGAAAACTCCTACGATAGAAACTGTACCACCAGCTGCCGCTTGTAAGTCATCTATTACACCAGCTGCTAAAGGTATAACTGCCATCCCCTGAAATATAGGGTTAGAGTTATCTGAGGCTATTCGATATTCAGTCAAACCAACGGAGTTGGTCGATTGACCAAGTTTACCTATCGGTCTTAAACCGAAAGCACCATTAGAATTTGCCATTAATAAGCACTCCTATAAAGTTATTTGGATTCGCCTTTTGCTCCTCCAAAGGTTACACGACTTTGCCTACTATTACTAATAGGCATTGAAGGATGTTGTTCCTTCATTAAGTCCTGATCGACAGCTGTCATTTGTTCGCGGGTCCGGCCCCCGTAATACTCGTTTCTTTCTCGAGCCGTTTCTTCAGGTATTCTACATAACATCAAACCACCTTGTCCTATTACACCTTGATATTTACCAGAATCAATAATTGGTATTTCATAATCTGGATATTCGTCAGCACGAACAGGTTCCCATCCTTCACGTAGTTTAGAATGAACATTCATTTTGTCTTCCTCTCCACGCATTGCAACTCTTATCCATCTATGCACATATCCTTCTGGTGGGTTAGGTGCTTCTAACATCTGTGGTGGTTTCCAAGGTTTTCTGCGAGTTTGTTTATCTCGAGTCTCATTAGTTCTATTTACTCTTTGTTCGGTCATGTCTAATCCTTCACATGTTTAGCATATTGTTCAGGTGTTAATCCAAGCTTTTTAGCTATTGCAACTTGTGATGGCGTTAGCCTAACCACCCTGCGCCCCTGTTTACTACTGCGAGATGCGGAATTACCAGCAGAAGCGACCTGTGTAGTTCCATTCGTTTTCTTTGGCGTTGAGAATTTATGAGGAAATTCTAAACGTATTCTTTTATCTATTTCATTATAGTACTCTTCTGACTGTGCGTCAAACCCTTCTTCATTTGTAAGAATATTATGTAAGGTAAACGCAGCCGTAGTCATAATTTTATCATTACCAAACCAGTCATTGTCAGAGGCCCACTTTTGCGCTCTTGGATCTGGTTGTGCTTGAGTCTGGGTTTGCGCTTGAGTCTGGGTTTGTTGTTCTGTTTGTTGAGGTTGTTTTGCTTGCTGTTCCAACCTAACTTTAGCTGTATTATACTTTTGTTGTTCAACTGCAACACCTGCCAACATTTTATTAGCTTCAGACATTTTGTCTGCATCACCAGCTTCATAAGCTTCTTTGTATAACCTTTTAGCTTGCTCCTCTTGAGCCGCCAGACGAGTTCCATATTCTGTGACAAATCCAGAGTCTAGAGCTTGAACTCTCGTTTTTAGCTTTTGATTCTCTTCAATAAGTTTTTGAGAAAGAGTAACAGCTTCGTTCTTATCTCTTTCTTCCTGTCTATATTTTTCAGTTAATTTTTTTATTCTAGCTTGAACACCTTTACTGTATTGCTCTAACTCTTCTTCTTTACCTTTAGTTTCTTCTGTTACAGTTTCTGCTTTTGGTTGTTCTTCAGTTTCTGTCTGAACCTCAGTCTTGACCTCAGTCTCGACCTCAGTCTCGACCTCAGTTTCAATTTCTTCTTTTTCTTTTACTTCTTGCTCTTCTGCCATGATTTATCCTTTACACACTTACAACATCATCTGGATTAATAATTGTTGCAATGACTTCATCGTCATTAATGATTCGAACTTCGCCGCCATCTATCTTAAAACGAGATCCAGAATATCTTCCAATGCAAACCCATTGTTTTTCTCGACACCAAGGTTTACTACCAAATTTTTCTTTGTCCATATAAGCTACGGGACCAACTTTTAAAACATAAGCAACAACAGTGGCCAACGCTTCTCGTTCTCTAATCTCATCTGGAACGAAAAGTCCTCCAGAAGTTTTAGCTTTGCCTTGATATGGCATAACAAGAACACGCCAACCAGTTGGTTGGGGTAATCTATCAAGTAAGGATTTATCTAGAAGTGAAGGGTCTAACACCCTGTTTCCAGGTTCGACATACGCTTTGTCTACAGATTTTTCTTTTCTCTGTTTTTTTAATCGCTGCGCAACATTGTCAGGAAGATAAAGTGTCTTCGTCATAATCTGCGTTATTCTCCAGCAGGGCCTTGATTTCCTCACGTGCAAGAGAAAGACCCCGTATTTCTCCCACTGTCATTTTATACTCCTCCCAGTTCGAAACAGAACCAGAAGCAAGAGCGGAACTTAAATTTTCCTCTCTCTCTTTTAACTTATTATATAAATATTTTGATAAGTCAACAACATCCATACAATTAATCCTCAAGTTTCTACATTAAGTTTGATTTTTTGACATAAAGGTTTCACATGAAACACACTAGGTTCTTCAAGTAAGATCCTCGCTTTCTCTACAGACACCTTTAAACACTTATCTAGAGTTTCGTGAAATTCCCAGTTTCTTGTTACCACCAAACAATCTTGTGCAAACATGCTACTACAAACTAAAAGTATAGGCATCCACATATTACTTTCGTCTTCTAGCTCTAGATTTTGTTTTTGAAACGTGTTTATTTTTATATCTTGTTCTTTGATCTTTTTCTATTTTACTTAAAGATTTAGCCTGTTTAGCATGTAACTTAGATGCTTTTTTTAATCCACCAATAACTTTTTTAAGAGGTTTTGTATAATGTGGCATAAATAACTCCTTATTTTATTAGCTCAAAATGAGGTCCATCAATAAAAGGCCGTCTACCCTCGCTACGTCTTTGATCAATATAACTGTTCATAGCACCTTCCATGCTACTATTCCATTGGGCTATATTTCCTATACTCCACGCTGCACCCCATTTGATTGGAACGTTATGTGTTTTAGCAGCTTTAGCCATCGCATCGGCAATATCATCGTAAAGATTCAACTCCCATGATGCCCTCGAACCAACAAAGGCCATGAGGTCGACAGCCAAACCTTCAAGGTGTTTTGATCGCATTGTTTGGCTTGCACCTTTGGCAACAAGTTCTTTTTGTTCTGCTTCCGTACGGAGACCGCAAATCACACCAAAATCCACCTTAGACCACTCTATAGCAGAGGTAACACACTTTACCATATCTGGATGTACACCCTCTAATTTATCTAAAGATCTTTGACTTAATTTAAAACTCATTTTGTTAATCCTTTCTGCTTCTCATACGTCCGTAATCCTCCGATTCCTAGCATTCCGGCTAAAACCGTAAGAAGTGTATTCATTTCAAATTTTGGTAAATCTGGTATTTCTATACCAACTAATGCTACTATAAAAATAATAACAGGCTGAAGAACAAAGTGATAGCCAAAAGCAATCCCACAGATCCAACCAATGCAAGGACGCCAGCCACCTTTAAATATGCTTCCAGAAGCAGCTTCTTCCTTATTAATTGCCATTTGTGCGAGTCGTTGCTCATGAGCTAATTTATCAGCCATAGTTGCCAATTCATGTGCCAACTTAGCTTTCTGATCTTTATCCTCAATAACTTTGTCTAATAATTTGGTAGCAGGCTCTATAAGTGTAGTGAGTAAACTCATTTTTTATCTTTTTTTGTTTTCTTTTTTAAGTTGTTCTTTGGCTTTCTTGGCAATTTGAGCTTGCTCTTTTTTCCCAGATACTTTAGCTCTTTGCTCCATGACAGTAAGGATTTGAATTTTCCTAGCGTAAGGTTTATTAATTTTTTTAACTTTCCTAGCAGTAGCCCTAGCATCTGCCACGGTAGCATACTTAATTGATACAGTGTCTTTAGGATTTTCATCGGTATATAATCTCCTTCCAGACCCTTTAGGTTTTTTTCCTGTTCCTACTTTTGGATCTTTACGTTTTGCCATTTTTAAATAAACTCTATGCTTTCTCTACTAACATTTCTTTTTCTTGATCTGCATAAGATTTTGACTCTTGGCTTTTGTCCTTGTAAGTAGCTGAAATCGTAAAGTTTACACTAAAACTACGTCTTTCACCCTTTGTTTTAAAAGGATAAACGCAATGATGTAAGTGAGCCGGAAAGACATAGAAGTCTCCGACCTGTGGTTTCATCAAACAATTAGATCCCGTATGATTAGCTGCGTGTCCATAAACAAATTGTATATGTCCATTAGCAGGATGGTGATCTTTATAATCTTCATCCCACTCTTCATCAATGCCTTCAGGCAACTTTAAATATCCTACACAGGATAAATACGACCCTAAGTGAACATGAATAGGGTTATACTCATTTTCAAACTGACGAACAAACCATCCGCTTGTAACATCTATCCTATAATCAAAAATGTCTGGTTGTATATTTCTTTTACCTAAAGAGGTATACAATTCAGCATGGCTTTGATACTTCATTAAAAAAGTACCCATTTCCTTTGCCCAAACTTGATCTAACTCCTTAGTAAATTTTAATTCTTGAGTTACCTTGCCAACTAAGTTGGGCGACCAGTCCTCCATATTCTCGTCCATAGCATCATTAAGTTTATCTACAAAGCTAGGTGACATTTTTTTATATCCTATGATAGGACTAAATGGTGCAAAGATTTCTTCTTCGTCTTTTGGTGTGTATATATTAGCCATGATTTATCATTCCCCTTTTGATTTACTAGATTTTTCTCCATTCATCCAGATACCAAACGAGCCAGTAAGTGCGCCCATACAGACAGATACTAAACCTGCCTGTTCTAAAGTTGGAGAGTCCAAACTCATAAACCAATGAACACTTTGATAAGTAAGAATCGTTACTACTGCCATCATTATTCTTGGAAAAACTTTATAGTCATCAATTATAGTAGCTGGCATGATATCCCCTTGAATAGAATTTAAATTTGTGTGGATCTTGTTTAGGCTGTCCACTAAATAAATGCCATGCTACATTATCTTTACTCTGATGTCTACTATTAGGAAACCATTTTACTCTACCAACAGTTTGAACTTTGTGAAGGTACTGAATATAAGGAACACTTTGTTTTGTGTGTACCCAATCAGAGTCTAGTAACAACCATGTAGGTCGTATTACACAAAACCACATGATTGTTTTATGTAAATAACCTCTAGACCAAGGAGGATTTGTGATAATTACATCACATGTCGTGGTATAATCTCTAAGTATTAAGTCAAAAGCATCTGCTTCCTTAATATCTTTTCTTTGTGGTTCCAAATCAGATTTCCAAATACATTTCATACTGGTTAGTTTTTCTATACCATCTAATAAAGCACCATCTCCAGCCATAGGTTCAACAAATGTTTTCAGCTTTTGAAGATGAGGAACTAAAGGACAGATAGCTTGTAAAGGTGTGGGATAAAAATCCCTTGGTTTTCTTTCAAAATCAGAACGTTTACCCATAACACTACTTTATAAACAACCATTTTGGGGGAAAGATAGTTGTGGCGTAAAAAGCAGCAAGAACAATAAATATAAATATCAAATCTTTTTCAGACATTATCTTGTTGTTTTTTTAACCAAATGGCAAAGAATATTAGTCCTATAATAGAACATACCAGTATGATAACAAAAACACCTTCTATGATTTTCTGTTGTAATTCTTGCCGCTTGTAAATAAGCTCTTGTCTTTTTTTACGAATAGTACCCTCCATCTTCAACAAATCTTCCCAGGCTTTAACGCCAAACTTAAATTTAACGTACTGTTGCAACTCATATCTTTGTTTTTCAAGGGTTTTTTGTGCAACCAAAGACTTCATGGCGGCTTCTTCTACCGTGTCACCGCTCAACATCTTTTTATAAAAAGGTGGGTTTTTGCAGGTTTTGACGGCATTGTCTATGTCACTCGAGGCATTCATCCATCTTGAGAGATCAGACCCCATCTGTTCTATATCCCGTCCCATCGCAAACGCTTTTTTCAAATTGTTGAAAGCCACCGTGCTAAGACTAACAGCCGCAGTAATACTAGCTGGATCAAACATTTAGAAAGTTCCTCTAAACCTTTGTGGTCTAGCAATAGGACTAAATGTTTTTACAATTCCACCATTTGCTTTTTTCTGTTTACCTGCTTTGTTTAATGCAATGGCTATGGATTGTTTTTGAGGATATCCCTCTTTTTTTAACTTTCTAATGTTTGAACTAATTGTTTCTTGAGAGGTTCCTTTTTTTAAGGGCATTAGTTTCTCCGATTAGCTGCTCGTCTTTGTGAAGCAATTCTTTCTCTATTGACTTTATTTCTATTGCTTGCAATCTCTTCTTGACTTTCTATCCTCGCTGAATCGGTAGCAGCTCTTTGTTGCATTTTAGCAAACTCCACCATTAATTCAGCTTGATCTTCGTTTGTCTTTCTTTGTAACTCTTGTTGCTTTAATGCCAGTTCTTGCATTCTAATCTGAACGAGAGGATCAGACATAGGATCATTACCTTGTGGCATAATCTGAGGTAGTAATTCTTGTAGAAGTTTTTCTTCTTGCACAGAGACTAAACGCTCTAACTGTTCTGGATCTTGCATACTTTTTTGAACGTCTGCTATCTGTCTCATGGCTACATCTTGATTAATATTACCTGCTTGAGCAGCTCTCTGTGCTTGTTGTATAATGCTCTGTATTTCTTGAACAACCATCTTTCTAGCCTTTTGAGAAATATGTTCCATGATATGTGCAATAAAAGTTCCAACCACTTGAGGAGAAGTGGCTACAATTGGTGTTTTCATAAACGCCATATGAATACGAATATGTACATCATGCTCTTGCTCTGGAAAGGTGCTAAGTATCTCTCCAAGCATAGCTCTTGCATTCTCAATCGCAGGATCAAGTGGTTCAGGCGCAGGTGGTGGAGGTAAAATCTCATCTATGTTTTGAACCTCGAGAGCTTGATACATTCTACGATAGGCAGCATGTAAGTTATGAAGTTGAGGGTTTGACTGAGCCAACTGCAATTGTGTTTGTGCTAACGTAACTCTTTGTGCCATTGAAAATATATTAGGATCACTTACAGGAACAACATCTACACGACCATCAAAATCTTGTGCTTTAATTTCTCTAGATGCTCCTGCTACTTCATAAGGATAAACAGGGGGTAAATTCTCAGAAAATATTCTGGCTAGGATTCTAAACTCTGTTTTTTGAGAGTAATGTAGTCTTTTATGAATAGCAGACATAACCTTCATGCCACGTTCTAACATAGCAACAGTTGTGCCTACGGGTGTTTCTTGATTCATATTACTTGTCTGTTGATCCGCTAAAGCAACAAAACGTCTTCCTCCCTCCACCAAAGATCCAAGAAGTTGAGCTAGTGTTCCAGATGGTTCTTTGTATGGAAGAGGAATAATAGAGTCTCTAATGTTTCCACCTGGTGCATCAATATCCCGCCACTCACCCGGTTGCAAAGGCTCATCATCATTTCTTACCCTTACACCCCTAGCCTTAAAACCGGCAGGTAAATTAGCTAGTGTTCCTGCATCAACTAATTGACGCAAAATACTAGTAGCTGCTCGTCCAAGACCACCAATCATGTGAATTAATCCAAAACCATAAAAACCTAAACCAGGCATAAAACGATAGTGAACAAAATATTGTGTTTTTCTGGCTAAGTCGCTTCCCTCTTCAAAGTTTCTACGAATAGATAGAACCTCTCCAGAACCATCATCAATAGTTACAATGTAAGGTAAAGCTATACCCGTTGGTTCTCCAGTTGGTGACATGTCCTCAAATCCCTCGAGATCTAAGTCAACGTGCATTTCTAAAATAGTGTATATCTCATCTGTATATGTCTTAGATGTTCCTTGTATCTCATCTACTTTTTGTCTAACTTCATCCTCACCCTCTTCGTATTTAGACAAAACTACATCACGATAAAAGCCTGCAACCTGCATTTTACGGACTTCATTTGCATCCATTTTAAGAACGTGTGTAACTCTAGAAGCAGATTGTAAATCAGAAGCAGAATAAGGAACAACTAAATCTTGTGCCGGAACAAACTTAGAGACTGCCCTTTGTCTGCCCTCATCATAATAAATCTTTTTAAAGGTAGAACCAGACAAAGGTAAATAAAACAATAACTGATCCATATCTGGATCAAATTCTTCCATGACTTCTGTAATCTGATAATTCATAAAGTCTTTAACTCTGGAAGCTTGTTCTTCCTTCGTAACATCTTGAACACCTAACACTTGTGTTTGAACAGGTCCTCCTGCTGGCAAGAGTTCTTTATAAGCTTGTGCTTGAAACTGTGTAACGCTTTCTGCAATCAGAGGATGAGTAACTCCAGAAGCTCCTTCAAAAGGTTGAGATCTCTCTTCGTGCTTAACACCTAATTGATCTAAACCTTTGGTATAAGTGTCTTCCCACTCAGATCTAGACTCAACGTCTTCTTCATATGCTCCCCTAAGTGTGGTTGATAATTCACCAAGATAACCCTCATCCATATTCTCAGCAAGGTTTGCACTATGATCCATACCCGGTAAATTAGGCTGACCAGTAGCCATTTCCATAAGTTCTTGAACAACTGCACCTCCTTGTCCATCTTCAATAACCTCTGCACCTTGTTCAAAGTTTGCGTTTTGAGGAAGAGGCACATCAATAGGGGATTGAGGTAAGTCATCAGTTTTAATTGTAGGTTCTACAGCCATCAGTAATACTCCCTTTTAGGGCGATAAAAGTCTTGTTGATCATCTTCGCCATTTAAAGATATAAAACCCCCTTGACGAAAACGCATAAGTGCTAAAGTCATACTATCACAGAAGTCATCATAGTCTCCATTTGGAAATGACACAACCTCTTCGATTAATTCTTCTGCAAACTTTTTGTTTTCTGGGGCCCATACCACACCTGCTTCGAACAAAGGTGCTACCATATGCATACGTGTTATCTTATCTTTACCTTTACCGGGAGAAAAACCCAAAGCAGGTATTCCACGTAGTCTAAGCTCATCAATTAACGGTGTTCCTGTTGCTTTTGCTTCAATAATTACCATATCTGGTTCCCAATATTCATGTTCTTCATAAGCTTTTTCCTTTAGTTCTGGAAAATTCCACCTACCTCTTTGTGCATCTAACAAAACAATGTTGTCAATACCCCCTTCATCTGGTTCAAATATACCCCAAGTTGTAATTGCAGAAAAGTCTGATGATTCTTTTTTAGAGAACGCAGTATCGTAAGATTGAATGATGTATTTGCAGGGAGGTATCTCTTCTTTCTCCCAAAGTTGCCACCAATCACGTTTAACAATAGCTGATTCTGTGTTTGTTGGCTCTTGTTGCCACTGTGCTGACCACTTTTGTACAGGTAAAGAAGCTTTAATACCTAATAATGCGTCTTTACTCCAAAATTCAGGCCATAATGGTTTGTCTGAAGGCAAAATTGCAGGAAATTCTACCACTTCCCACTGATCTGCCAACATATCTGACCCTTGTGCAGCAATTAATCTACCTGTTAAGTCCTTTTTTCCCCATCTAGTCATAACAATAATGATAGATCCACCCGGTTGTAGACGTTGACGAGGTCCAGAGGTGTACCATTCATACGCATTATCGAAAGCAGACTCGCTCATAGCGTCTTGTTCGCTATGTGGATCATCAATTACGAATAAATCCGCACCACGACCTGTTACAGCTGCACCTACACCTGCCGCAAAGTACTCTCCACCAACATCTGTCTGCCATTTACCTGCACTTTTGTTGTCTTCTTTTAGATTAGTTGTTGGAAAGATGTCTTTATATTGTGGATCAGCGATTAAGTCTCTAACTTTTCTACCAAATCTTACTGCTAGTTCTGTATTGTGGGTGGCTTGTATGATTTTTAGTCTTGGATTCTTACCTAAAAACCAAGCAGGCATCAAATAACTTGCAAATTCAGACTTAGAATGACGAGGTGGCATGTTAATTATCAATCTTTTGATCTCACCTTTCGCTACTTTCTCTAGTTTTTCTGCAATAACTCTATGATGTGCGCCTTCAATGAAATTATCGTACACATAATGAGCAAAAGACATAAAATATTCTTGTGCTTTTTCTCTAATATCTAGCTTTTTCTTTGCTTCTGTAAGAGCTAGTATCTCTTTTAGAGCTTCTTCTGGTAACGCTTGTAAGTTCATCTACAATATTTTTACTTTTTTAATTGTTCTTCTGTTTGGATTTTTACCAGCAAAACCTTTTCTAGATAGATAAGGACTGATGGCGATTGTAGGTCTTCCTACATAAGCATATTTATACTTATCTTCCTTATCATCGTCATCGTCATCGACAATAACCTCTGTCTCCTCGTCATCATCATCGTCATCTGTATCGGAAGGTTCCACAACTTGCACTTCAAACTCTTCTTCAGCAGTTGTTTTTACTTCTTCTTTTGCTTCCTCTTCTTCTTTTATTTCTACTTCTAGATCCTCATCTTCATCCTTATCCACTTCTGGTGTATCTATTGTAACGGGAACTTTTGTATCAGGACTACTATCTTTTTGTGTTTGTTTTTTAGGATCTTTATTAATTATAACATCTGATTTTTTCTTCTTTGTTGTTTTTCTAGTAATCGTTTTACTCTTTGGTGGTGTAGTCTTCTTTTCCTCCTCTACAATAACATCTAGATCTGTTTCTTCTTCTGCTTTTTTAACTGGTGTTTCTTCTTCTACAACAACATCTTCTTCTTTTTTAACTGGAGTTTCTTCTTCTACAACAACATCTTCTTCTACTGAACTATCTGTAGCTATGTATGTTGTTTTTGTTTCTTCTTTAATCCCTTTTGTTGTCTGCGTTGCATCTTTATTTAAGACATTTGACTGAACGTTACTTGTTGGTATTATGTTCTTAAACGTGATTCTATTAGTTTGTTTAACTTTATTATAATTTCCAGTTTCATTCTTATTTACATGAGTATCTACGTTTGCATTAAATAATTCCTGTGATCTTTGTAAAGCTAGTTGTTTTTCTGCTTCTGAATATGTTCCTGATTCTAAGGCCACTGAAGCACCAAAAAATCCAGTCCTATTACCTCCTCCCTCTGTTACTGTCACACCCGTAACAAATACATCATAAAGTTTACCATCGGAACCAGGTTCTCCAGTATTTTTTGATTTACTTATAATTCCTTGATAAACTGATCCTACTTTTTTTGGATCACCAGAAAAAACGCTAGTGAGTTTATTAGCATCTGACCTACCAAATTCTGTTGCAAAACCTCTTCCAGAACCCCCAGACTTTCCTAAACTTCCTCCTTCAGCTATTACCCCTAAACCTGTACTATCACCTACTCCTGTTCCATGCACACTTTCATAAGCAATTATGTTTTTAAAAGGAACTGTCTTAGTTTGTGCATCTTCTGTTTGAATTACTGTTTCAGAGGTCTCCGCTTTTTCTCTAAGAGCATTGATGCCCTCTTGTGGTGACATGTCTGAAGTAACTTTAATTCCATTATCTGTTAGAATCTTTTTTAAGTTATTAGTCATAGTAGTAGATATACTTCCAAGATTTACTTTTTTGGACTCTAACTTATTCAGAAGATCAGCTGCTTCTTGATTTACTCCTTTAGTTTGTTTTGTTGTGGTCTCCTCTACTGGAGTTACAACTTCCTCTGGCTTTGTTTCAAAAACTTGATCTGCTTCAACTTCCTGTTGTAAACTTTCTTCTGCTTTTGCTTTTGCATCTGGAGTAAACATACCCCTCATATCAAGAGACATAATTCCTTTTGCATCCTTTATAGGAGTTTCACCAGTGCCTGTTGTTTCACCAGTGCCTGTGGCTTGTGATAATGGAAGACCCATTCCTCCTTCTGCAATATTAGCTAAATTCTGCATAGGTATTCCAGTGGCTTGTGTTAATTTTATTAAAGTATCGTTAGATAAAGAACCTGTTTCGCTTACTTCGTTTTCAATGATTTGTTTAGCTGCAAAAAAATCTAATGAAGTTGGCTGAACGTCAAACTCTGGAACTTGATCTTGTGCCGCTTTAATCCCAGCAGGCGCAGTAGCAGTAGCTCCAGCCGTAGGAGATTTAGTTGGATCATAAATCGTAGATTCTTCCGTTGTTGTTTCTGGTGTTCCACCAACAGCACCAACATTAGCAGAAGAAGGAGATCCTCCACTAAAAAAAGGACCAGTAAGAAGTCCAATTCCAGCAGCAGCGAGCATTTCATCCTCGTATTGTTGTTGAGGAGTTGTGTATTCATCACCTAACCCCCCTGTACCTTTTACACCTAGCACATCTTTTGCATATAATTCTGTTCCTTCAGTCAACGATTCGCCTCCTCCAGCCTTAACACCACCAGCAACACCTTTAGCAAATGGATTTTTTGGAAAGAGAGATGCTATTTTAGTTATACCAGGAACTTTCATAAAAGGAATATAAGTTGAAAAGGCTCCTATCGCACCAACTGGACCTGTGGTAGTCACATCTACATCATTTTTTAATGCTTGAAGTGCTTTGGCTGATTTTTCTTCCTCAGAAAAACCAGCAGAACCAGGCAACTCATTTATTATTTGTAAAGTTTTTTTGTATTGATCTGTTTTCTGTAACTCTCCATCAGCAAAAGCTTCGTTTAAAGTATTCTTAACATCTCTTGCTGCATCACCACCAGCTCCCAGACCACCAAGTGCTATACCCGCAGGTGGATTGAAAACTGTTGTGGCGAGTGGAATAGCGTACGAGGGTCCAGATCCAGCAATTTTGTAACTCAAGGCTTTAGGGTCTATTCTTCTACCTCCAAAAGGAAGAAAATCTGGAATTGAAAAACCAGGAGGACCCTCTGGATCTAAGCCAGCAGCCATTGCATCCCTAAAAGCTAGAGGATCTTCTGTATAGTCAATAGGTAACACTGGTCTTTCGTATATTTCTTTAGTTTCTGGTGACAAACTTTTATACTTTTGTTGAGCAAATTCCGCAGATTGATCAGAAAGATCTTGAAGAAATTCTGCACCAGGACCTTGAATACTAGGATCATAAGTAGGAAATGTTCCCGTCTTAGCATATTCATTTACAACATCAAGAAAAGTTGGTCTTGCACCCACATTTAATGCTGATGATGATGCTCCTAGAACATTTGTTATAAAGTCTTGTATACCTTTTCCAAATAAACTATCTCTAATAAAACCAGGTGTTCTAGCTTCACCAGATTCTAAACCAGGTGGAACTTGTTGTAAAAGTTGAGAGTCTGGAGGCACTTCAGCAAAACTTTCTGGACCTATGGGTATCGTATCAAAAGTTCCCATCAAGTTTTTTTCATATACAGTATCTGGATCTTGAGTTCCAATCGTCTGCATCGTAATAGGTGAAAAATCTGGAGTAGGAAAACCAATCACCCCACCTGTAGGTATGGAGAACTCATCACCATAACCCACTCCTACCTCATCATAAGGATCATCACCACTCACTCCAGAAGGTATGACTGTAGTTCCGGGTAAAGCACCAGGCGTAAAAGTTCCCGGACCACCCGTAGGTATAAACGTAGGATAAGGAGCAAAGTCCTCAGGTCCAAGGGGCAAGTCATCAGTAGCAGGAGTTGTCGTTACCGTTGGTGTCACCACTGGTTGAGGAACAAAAACATCAGCATCAGGATTAAATGTATACGTGCCATCATTCGCAGATCCCGTATACGTATTCAAACCAAGCTGAACACCAACACTATCCAACTTCGACATGTCATCAATCAAACCAGATTGCTTCAGATAATTAAAACGATCTTGAGCCTGTTGACCACCCATCGTGTTATATTGCGTAATAACCTGATCTAGATAATATTCGTCTGACTTACTATCCGTTAAAGGATTAGTCGTAAATGTCTCCATAATATTCGCTAATGGATCCATTAAATTATCAACATTCGCACCCGTACTCGATAACTGTACCTTGGTTCCAGATCCACCACCAAAAGCACCAGTGGGTTGTCCACCAATCGAATCAGTCAGTCCAAGTTGATAGGCGACAATCGCATCTTGTGTTTCTTGAGCTGCCCCCTTCTCATATCCGGGTTCTCTAGCCGCTTCAGCCGCCTGTTGATCAGAGGTTTCTGGATCAATAAACCCAGCAAAACTAAATTCATCTGGATCAATGTCGGTAGAAAAAAATTTTCTATCTTCACTATCTCCTGATGCAGAGATAACATTCGTAAGTTTCAAGTTTACACCAGATGGAGGTGTACCAAAATCATATTCGCCATCATCTACATCATAGACATAAGATTTACCTTGATCATCCGTAAAATATAATTTTTCAGGTTGACCTTGAACACCCGGTATTGAACTTATGCTTTTAAAACCAGGTTTGTTAGCTTTCAGATATACGTCTGTTGGAGCTTTCTGTTGAGTACCTGTGTCAACATTTGCACCAGTGTCTTGAGTAGGTGCAGAACCACCACCAACGGTGTATGTCTTACCTTGAAAACTAAAAGAACCACCAGCATCTCCATAAACAGCATTCGCCCTTTCAAAAGCTTTTTCCAAAGATCCTTGATCATTTAAATTCCATACCATGCTATATCACTCTCTTTTTACTTGGTGTTTTTCTTAACAAACTTGCTATACCAGCAGGGGATGAAAACCTATCAATATTACTTAAACCCGGTACACGCATACGACTTAATGGACTCATCTTACTCATTCTGCCCGTTCTCGATAAACCCGGTGGTCTAGGTAGTTTAGAAGTATCATCTCCAAATACATCTTCAATCATCGCAGCTATGTCTATCTTTTCAGTGCCTTGTGCAGGATCCGAACTGGAAATAGAGGGTCGAGTAGTTTCAGTTGTATTACCCAATATCAATTTTACATAGTTCTTTGTCTCTGGAAAATCAGGAACCCCTCCTGCTTTCTGCACGTTCCCAGGCCCTGCATTATACGCAGCCAAGGCTAATTCGTAATTACCAAACATATCCAACATCTTCTTTAAATAATCAGCGGCAAATCGTAAACTTTCATAAGGATCATTCCGATCCTCCAAAGGCTTAATACCAAAACCGGGATTAAACGCAGTTTCAGACATAACTTGCGCTATGCCCGTTGCTCCAGACTTTTCATTCTTTGCATTTGGATTAAAACCACTCTCCTGATTAATCATACGAACAAATAAATCTGGGTCTAATCCACGCCTCTCCGCTAACTTTCTAGCAACAGATTTTAACGTTACACTATCTTCTGATGGCATGTTCCTCGCTCCTTGTTGGTAGTATAACTAATTTTCAAATGAAAATACACCCATAATTTTTAGAGGAGGCTAGGGAACCTAGCAATGAAATTATTTTCAAATGAATTTACAAAACCAAACATATAGGTCACATGTGCAACATACGCACCCCAAAAGGGGGGTTGCCCCCCAAAACTTAAAACTAAAATCTTGGCTCGAACGAGCCAAGTAACCCCTATGGAACAAAAGGTGAACAAATGAATAGATGTAAATTAATTGTTGTTGGGTTGTTGACATATTGTTTAAAAGTAGTTAAGATAAATTATTATCTTAATAAGGAAGGAATCAGTTATGATAAATACAAAAAGAGTTAATAAGTACTTTCAAAACTTTGATTTAAAACTGGAGCAAGCCAAAGAGCATCACCAGTTATTGAAAGAACTAATCAAGAATTTACAGAAAACTGAAAAGGCTTTTAAAGAAGATATGGTTCAAAAAGGTTTGGCAACTGTAACTACTCAAGAAGTTGATGGATACACAGTAAAAGCCTTTACTAAAAAAATATTTACATTTAAATAATAAATCGCTTGTGGTTAGATTGTTTTTTTAGTACAATCTAACCACTCAATAATTTAATAAGGAAGGAATATATTATGAGTAATCCATTTGGAAAAACTAGAAAAGAAAGTGAACCATATGCAATCTATGCTAATTCTCAAGGTTGGGTATGGAAAGTCTTAAAGACTTATAAAAAGCCAGAAAATGAGAAAAAGGATCAATACGCTAGGTGGTTTGTTTCTGCGACATCACCATTAATGCAAGATGGTTCTTTTGAATATGGTGATACATATGTAAAAGATATTCTCACATATGGTTCATTAGTTGATGCAACTGAAGACTGGAAAAAAGAATACAGTTAATTTTAATATAATAAGGAAAGAAACAATGGGAAAATTTTCAAATAATCAAGCAATAGATATTGAGCAAGATCTTGGAGATCTTATTCAAGATATGCCTTATGAGTCTGCCCTCAATATGATAGAGCAACAATATGGCTCATATGGTAAGACTTATGCAGAATATATTCTAGAGCAATGGAAAGAGTATAGTAATGCTTAATTTCTTAGGATATGTAATGTCCTTTTGTGGAATGGCACTTGTGTATATGAGTGCCATTGCTTCAGATAGCGACCTTCCTTTACACATATGTATGATTATGGGTGTAGTTGGTTTAATCGTTTTTGTTTTTGGAATCTTTGTAGCAAGGGAAAATGATAATGGCTAAAAGTTTTTTTGAAGAATGTATTGAAGATCTAACAATTCCAGAAGGTTGGGTTAATTGTAGCTATGGCAATGATGCTTGCCCTAGCTTTTACACTAATGGTTATCAAATCTTTGTTGATCATAAAGACCCAGAACAAAGAGAAGTTGGTGAAAACTCTCAAAGATTTTATATATTCTTAGAAGCAGAATATGGAATTGGTGGGTGGTGTCTCACTTCTGATAGTTTAGAAGAGATCGTAAAAGAAACAAAAGTTTCTATCTGGACTAGACCAATGGAATACGAAAAAGAAGAGTATGAAAGACAATTAAAGATGTGGGAAAAATCGCAAGATACTATTGAAAAGTCTGCGACTAGGAACATGATATCATGATTAGTATTTCATGTGAATTATGTGGCTCTTTCAACAAAGATGAAAGAGCCATACTTGAACAAAATGAACATGTTCTTTGTCATCAATGCTATGGTGTCTTTGATGATGAAGAACTTGAAGATATGCTTGAATGGAACAATGCCAACAAAGATAAATGGTTTGGTAACGAATTTAAAAAATCAGATGGCTATGAGAATGGGTGTTAAAATGAGAGGGTCTAACGACCCTCTTTTTTATATAGGGATAGGGTCGCAAGGTCGCAAAGAATAAAGGTCGCAAGGTCGCAAGCTTTTCAAAATAAAAGCTTGCAAGCAAACAATAAATAAACTAAAATAAATTTACGTTTTAATTATTACAAGGAAGTAAAATGAAATCTGCAATATTATATAAAGGTCCTAGTGTTATCGATGGAAAGCCCATTGTAGCAATAGCGATGTTTTCAAAAGCAAATACAAAGACTGGACCAGTGGTGCAGACTTATATTTTAGTCGATGGAATACCACCACTTGAAGCAAGCAAAACTGGTGCAGACTTTTCTATATGTGGTGATTGCATTATGAGAGGTGATACAACAAGAGATCCAAAACGCAAGCAAGCAAAGAATAGGCGTTGTTATGTTAACTTGGGTCAAGGTCCTACAATTGTTTACAAGTCTTATGTAAAAGGTAATTATAAACCAGGTGATCCTCAAGAAATGGGTCGGGGTCGCTTTGTTAGAGTTGGGACCTATGGAGATCCTGGAGCCGTACCCCAAAATATTTGGGATGAATTATTAAGTGAAGCTGCAACGTGGACGGCTTACACACATCGTACAAACTGGAGGCCAGATATAGCGATGCAATCGGCCGACAATTATACACAAGCAAAGATGCAATGGAAGCAAGGTAACAGAACGTTTAGAGTTATAGCGGACCTTGGCGAATTAGATAAAAAACATGAAGCGTTATGTCCGGCGTCAAAAGAAGCTGGACGACGGGTTCAATGTACAGCTTGTAAATTATGTAAAGGGTCTAGCCTAGCAAAATCAATAGCAATAGTAGAACATTAATGTTTAAACAGTTACTTCCTTGGCCCCGGTGCAAGCACCGGGGTTTTCTTTTTCTAGCTTCTTCTTATAATGATCCATCACAATGGGTCGCAGAGCCGCAAAGAAAGACGCAAAGTCGCAAACTCGCAGAGTATAAAAGGGCGCAAGGTCGCAAAGTCCTTGATCCAAGAGCCTTGGACCTTGATCCCCACGAAATAAAAATAGATCACCCCAAAAGAGGTGCTTTACCAAGAAGAAATTTAAGCCACCATTTACAGAATACTTGTAATTCCAAGCGATTTGATGAGGGGAGATTTTTACGCTACTGTTTTTTGTTGTTTTTAATTCCATCCAAAATGGCAGACCAGACCAAAGCAAATGCACATCTGGAATACCACCACCAACTCTATTTTCTATCCTCGTTGCTATCATGTTTGATGGTAAGTTCGACCTCATTTGTTTCCAAAGATTTGCTTCCATTCCTCTGCTCATTTGTAATGTCCTTATATTTACCATCAACCACAAATGCTTGTGGATATTTTTTCTGCAAGTCAGATAACCTTGCAACTATTTCATCTCTAGATAGCTGGTCAATGTTATGAGTTGTTTCTCTTCTATCAATAGTGAGTCCACCCAAGGCAGACCTAATTTTTTCAGCATTGATAGCTGCCGAAAATTGACCCTCTTCTTCTGCACCAATAGAAAGTTTCTGCAATCTTTCGAGTTGACCAATGAGAGTGACCCCATACTTTCTTTCTTTTTCTTGTCGAAGTTCGGTAATGTATTCAAGAACGTGGGGATAGTCTCGACCATTCAAAAGTCTGGAAGCATATTCATTGGCTCGTTCCTCAGAATATCCTGCCAACCTAGCACACTCTGCATTACTATAGATACCCTCCACGATTTTTCTAGCAAAAGTCTTTTGTCTATTCGTAAGTTTATTTTTCATATCAACCTCAGTTGTTTATTGGCAACAAGATTATTACAAAAAATGTTTTTTTTCAAGAACCCTCTTTTTAGCATATTTACTAGAAAAAGTGTAAACAACGTAAACACTTGTAAACAGGTGAGGGCATGTTTGAGCCTTAATTTATTGGGGGTGTTTACACTGTTTACAAGATTTACAAGCAAAACCACTCAAAAAAATTTTTTTTTATTTTTTCTGGTGAAACTGTAAATAGTGTAAATTTGTAAACATAGGGGTTGACTTACAATCAAACAACAATTAGATTAATTATATTACTTTTAATTATAACAAGGAGACAAAGATGACAAAGATTACTAAGATAGATCGTGCTACATGTACCAAGTTGCGT